CCAGCTTGTACGTTACCAGTGGCTGTGATTAGTCCAGTAGTTGTAAAGTTTGCACCTGCGACGTTGCCTGTGGCACTTACTAGACCTGCGGTTAAAACGTTGCCAGCTTGTACGTTACCAGTGGCTGTGATTAGTCCAGTAGTTGTAAAGTTTGCACCTGCGACGTTGCCTGTGGCACTTACTAGACCTGCGGTTAAAACGTTGCCAGCTTGTACGTTACCAGTGGCTGTGATTAGTCCAGTAGTTGTAAAGTTTGCACCTGCGACGTTGCCTGTGGCACTTACTAGACCTGCGGTTAAAACGTTGCCAGCTTGTACGTTACCAGTGGCTGACATTACGCCAACGGTTGTGAAATTAGAACCTGTTACGTTGCCAGAGGCGCTGACTGTTCCAATAATTGCCACTCCTGTAGTCGAAGTCACTAATACATTGGCGCCACCATTAGGCGCCAACGCGATTGCGCCCGAGTTACCTGTGATGATAGTTAACGCACCTGTATCAACAATATTACCTGTGACATTCAAGTTGCCACCAGATACGTTGCCTGTGGCACTGATCAATCCACCTGTTAGGACATTACTACCAGTGACGTTGCCAGCGGCACTTACTGTACTTGATGCCAAGAAATCTTCACCAGTAAAAGTACCAGTGGTAATACCTGCTGTTGCGGTAAAGTTACTAGCAGTTACGTTACCTGCGGCACTGATCAATCCAGCAGTTAACAAGTTAGTGCCAGTGACGTTGCCATTGGCACTGATTGGAATATTAGTATTCCATGCTGTTGATGTACTATTGAAAGTCAAACTAGCGTATTCGCCACCAATAGGACCAACACCAATACCACCACCATTGGCTTCAGCAGCCGTGGCAGCGTTGTTGGCTGTGTTAAAGAATTTGTCGTTGATTGTGACCGTGTTACTGTTAACTGTGACCGTAGTTCCGTTAACTGTTAGATTACCAGTGATCACAGCATTGTTGGTAACATTTAAATTGGCACCAGTGACGTTACCTGTGGATGATAGATAGGATACATTGGCAATTCCAAAACCAAATCCGTCAACGTTGCCGGAAAGATTTCCACTAAATGTGCCGGTAGCACCTGTTAGGCCAGTTGCACCATTTGTGCCAGCAACGCCAGTGGCACCAGTTAGGCCAGTTGCTCCATCTACACCAGCGACTCCACTTGCACCAGTTGCGCCAGTTGGGCCAGCAACGCCAGTGGCACCAGTTAGGCCAGTTGCTCCATCTACACCAGCGACTCCACTTGCACCAGTTGCGCCAGTTGGGCCAGCAACGCCAGTGGCACCTGTAAGACCAGTTGCTCCATCTACACCAGCGACTCCACTTGCCCCTGTTGCGCCAGTTGGGCCCGCAACGCCAGTGGCACCAGTTAGGCCAGTTGCGCCATTTGTGCCAGCGACTCCACTTGCACCTGTTGCGCCAGTTGGGCCAGCAGTACCTGTTGCGCCTTGTGGACCAGTAGCGCCACCAGTTCCAGCAATGCCGGTGATTCCAGCACCATTTCCATTAAGATAAGCACCGGTAATATTACCGCTTGCTGATATACCCGAAGTACCGTCTAGTGAAATTGCCATAGTTTTATTCCTTGTTAATTATTTCTTATACTTATTTAGCACCGGATTATCAATTTGGTCACGTTGCATTATAAAATTACCCAGTTGTTTGTGCCCACATTAACTGCTATTCCTGTGGCCACAGTCAGCGGACCCACACTCATTCCATTGTAATTTGCAGGGAATGTAACATTTGCTGTAACTTGGTTTGCCAACAAACTGATGCCGTTGGTAACAAAGTTTAAATTGCTGCTGACATTGCTTACATTGCTGATGTTGTAACCAGCGCCATCAATATTACTGGTCATTGTGCCGCCCAGGGCAGCTGGATCAAATATGTCAAAAGTGCTGTTTCCTGGCACTATGGCCTGGCTACCGTTGGCAAATGTCACTGGTCCGATCATGAGTGCATTTACGCTGTCCGGCACATAAACATTGGCTGTGATGGTTTTGGGATTGCTCAAAACACCTTCGATGTTCAAAGCACCCACGCCAGAAATATTGCCAGTTGAGCTCAAACTTCCTATGTTGCTGATACCGTAACCAGCACCATCAATATTACTGGTCATAGTGCCACCCAGCGCAGCTGGATCAAACACATCAAATGTGGATGAGGCAGGCACCACTGCCATAGCACCATTGGCAAAACTCACAGGTCCGATCATGAGTGCATTAACATTGTCTGGCACATAAACGTTGGCTGTGATGGTTTTGGGATTGCTAATAGTACCAGCTACATTCAAACTGCCTTGACCGATTTCTACCACATTGCCCTGTCCATCTATGGCCACTGTTACATTGCCGTTGGCTGTGTTTATGGTCACATTGCTGTTGCCATTGACAATGGCGTTGGCATTGCCCGACGCTATTCCAGTTAATAAACTACCATTACCAACAAAATAATCACCGGATATATTACCAGTCGCTGATATAAATGAAACATTACTAATATTGTAACCAGCACCGTTGATATTGGCAGTCATAGTGCCACCCAGCGCAGCTGGATCAAACACATCAAACGTTGAACTGCTGGGCACTATAGCCATAGCACCATTACTAAACACCACTGGACCAATCACTAGTGCATTTACATCATTTGGCACCAGTACATTGGCTGTGATAGTTTTTGGGTTAGCAATAATATTAGTAGTAACAACATTGACATTGCTAATGTTATAGCCGTTGCCATCAATATTAGCAGTTAAATTGCCATCAAATGCTCCTGTAGCACCAGCAACACCTGTGGCACCTTTATCGCCTTGAGCTCCAGTGGCTCCTACAAATCCTTGCACACCAGTACTACCAGTCAATCCAGTAATACCACTTGCTCCAGTGGCACCATCAAATCCAGTGGCACCAGTTAGTCCACTAGCACCTGTAGCTCCAAATTGTCCTGTAGCGCCAGTTAGGCCTGTTGCGCCAGCTAAACCAGTGGCACCTTGTTGACCAGTACTGATAACAATCAGTAATAGGCTTTGACCATTGGAAAAACCAGTTGTTCCTGTTCCAGCACTGCTCTGTAAGGACACCGGCACTGTCCAATAAAGGTTGTCTCCAGGCGAAGTTGGTGTGCCATTGATAGTCCAACGCTGATAGTTGGTACTGCTTGTAGAATCTTGTACGATCAACGAATCATTGATTTTTAACAAGGCTAAAAATACATCAATGTCCACATTGGTTGTGGTTAAATGGTCAATGTTAAGTTGGGAAGCATTGGTCTGTATAGCAGTGTTCCACAGAATATTACCATTACCGGGGTCACCTGACGTAGCAGTAGTTAACGCTGCATAATTATAGTAGGTACTACTGCCACCATCTTGCCCGGCAAGTCCAGTGGCACCTTGAGCACCGGTGGAGCCTTGTAAACCAACACCAGTGGAGCCCTGTGGGCCTGTGGCTCCTGTGGAACCATCGTATCCTTGTACGCCTTGTCCGCCTGTGGCTCCAGTAAGTCCTGTGGCTCCTGTGATACCAATGGGTCCAGTTGATCCTGTGAATCCCTGTGGACCAGTACTGCCTTCAAATCCTTGTGATCCTGTGGCACCAAATTGTCCAGTAGCGCCTGTAAGTCCTTGTACACCACTTGCACCCGTAGAACCAATTTGGCCTTGTGGGCCTGTTGCGCCAGCATCGCCTTGTGGTCCTGTTGCGCCATCAAATCCCTGCGGGCCTGTTGCGCCAGCATCGCCGATTGGACCCGTAGCGCCATCAAATCCCTGCGGTCCGGTTGCTCCATCGAATCCCTGTATGCCACTAGCACCTGTAGCGCCTATATTGCCCTGCGGGCCAGTCGCTCCAGTAGCGCCTTGGGCCCCAACTATGGCTGGTTCCCAGGCGGAGGTAAGTGAATTATAGTATTTTAACTGGCTCATTGTGAATATCTCTGTATATTTATCTTAGAATGGCTTGGTAGCACTCTGCGTTACTGTGCCGTTGTTTGTGACAGTTTGAACACCCGAGGTGTCGGTGGTCACTGCCGCACCCAGCATCAAATACTTGGTATTGGCCAAACTGGTCAATGGTGCCGTAGGTGCAGTCACAGTACTACTGGTGCTGTTGTAAACTGCTGTGCCCACTGTGGCACGAAAATTGGTAATAAAGCCAGGCCAATAGCCCCCATAAAATTTGCCTATGTTGTTGCATACACCCGAGTAATTTAGTGTGTTAACCTGTGTGCCACCGCTGATACTGGTTCCGCCCGTGCAACTGGTAGCACGACTGCAAGTTACCAATGAACTGGTATTGACAAAGGTACCCACCCACATGGTTTCTACCGAGGTGCTGGAATTGCGGTTCAGTATGATGTACTGCCACTTGTTGATCTGAAGAGTGCTAGTGGGAAAAGTATAAGTCCTAACACCAAGACCACCATATGCGTCCAGGGTAAATGATTGTGCATCATTGGTGTATAGACTTAGGGCACCCGAGGCACCGCTAGGGTGCTGTGGGGCAACCAATGCCCTTTGAGCGGTATAGTTGGCATTGTTGTAGAACCAACCTTCTATGGTGTAAGCACTGGTACCTAATGCAAAGCCCGGCGACAATGAAAGAAATTGACTACTGCCGTTGAACTGCAGGCTGCCGTCCAGGGCAGTGTAATTTACAGAACTAGTCACATTGTTGTTGGCCATGGCCATCATAATGCCGGTCATTAACTAACTCCGGTGCCGTTGATGAACCAAGTGTCTGTTGCTACTTTGATCAAGGTGGCCATACCAAATGTGGCCACGCTTCTGTTGCCCGATGTGGCATTGCCAGCAAGATACAAGGTAACGCCAGAACCCTGTGCCACAGTAATATTGCCTGAGCCTTGATTGATGATTGAGATAGCGGCACCAACTTGGAAACCTTGGCTTGCGTTGTTGGCAATGGTCAGCACATTTCCTGTGCTCAGGGTTGAGTAATAATGTCTACCAGCGTCTGTGGTGGCAATGGTTGTGTTGGCAGTGAATGAGACCTGCGGAATATCTCTGTAGCCCACTGCTGTAGTAGATACATTAGGTGCATTGCCCAGATCCATGTATAGGCCACGAGTGTTGCCACCTGATTCAAAGAACCGCATGCCGTTTGTGTAGACATCTTGTACTAAAGTACCGCTTAAAGATGTATTAGCCACCGCTGGTAAAGCCCACTTAATTTCAGCACCTTCGTTGCCACCTGGAGCATTGTTTATAGTAATGTCGACACCAGTAAAGCTAATGTTGCTGGTAACATTGCCAGCGAGTGACAGGTTGTTAGCTGAGATGTTGCCTGTGGCTGAGATCAAACCACCAGTTAAGATATTTCCACCTGTTACATTGCCTGTGGCTGAGAAAACACCTGTGCCTGATAAACTTGCTACTGGAATATTTCCTCCGTACCATTTAAAGAACTGTCCTCCGTCGTTGCCCGGAATACCTGACCATAATGCACCTGCTTCAACGCCCAATGCATAATCGGCGGCACTGCCACCTATGGATGGATAAAGCACAACTTTGGCTCCTACACTTCTTGTAGTGTATTCTGGAGCTCCAGTACCGTTGGTATTCCAATCAATTCTATTGAGGGTTGCACCGTTTAGGAAAATCTGTCCACCATTGGTAGCTGTATTACCTGCTCCGGTAGATGTTATTTGGCCGCTTGTTAGGAAGTCGCCCGAAGTAATGTTACCAGATACCGACACGGTATTTCCAGTATAAGAATTAACATTGCTAATGCTGTATCCAGCGCCGTTGATATTGCCGGTCAGTGTGCCGCCAAATGCGCCAGTTGCTCCAGTAAGTCCGGTTGCTCCTTGACCTACTATGCCAGAAGCACCGGTATCCAACCATAATACGTCGGTGTTTGATGGTGCAGTCGGTGATTCAACAATGCCTGGCAAGCCAGTTGCACCAGTTGCACCATTGTATCCAGTGGCACCAGTGGCACCTACATTGCCCTGTACTCCAGTGGCTCCAATTTCACCTTGTGGTCCAGTGGCTCCATCAAATCCCTGTACGCCTGTAGAACCAATATCGCCTTGTACACCAGTAGCACCCTCAAATCCTTGTACGCCAGTGGCTCCAGTTAATCCCTGTACACCACTTGCTCCAGTGGCACCAATTGTTCCTTGTGGTCCTGTACTACCAGTTAGGCCAGTAGCACCATTTAATCCACTTGCTCCTGTTGCGCCATCGAATCCCTGTACGCCACTTGCACCAGTTGCTCCAATTTCACCCTGTAGGCCAGTGGCACCAATTTCACCTTGTGGTCCTGTGCTTCCTGTTAGGCCACTTGCTCCAGTGGCTCCAATATCACCTTGTACACCTGACGCACCAGTTGCTCCAATTTCGCCCTGTATGCCTGACGCACCAGTGGCACCTATGTTGCCTTGTAAGCCTGTGGCACCTATTTCGCCCTGTACACCTGTGGCACCCTCGAGTCCCTGCACACCAGTAGCACCAGTGGCACCTATGGTTCCCTGTATGCCTGACGCACCTGTGGCACCTATGGTTCCCTGTATGCCTGACGCACCTGTGGCACCCACATCACCTGTAAGACCAGTGGCTCCGATTTCGCCCTGTACACCCGTGGCACCAGTGGCTCCAATTGTGCCTGTGGCTCCTTGTGGGCCTGTGGCTCCAACGCCTGTGGCACCTGTGAGACCTGTTGCACCGTCTGGTCCAACAATTTGTCCAACATCATCCCATTGTGCGCCATCATAAACCCATAAGTTTCCAGTGTTTTGATCAACTACTCCGTCACCGGCAACGGCAGTAGGGAAATAATAATCAAGAAGTCCATCTGGATCGTTTGGGCCGCCGCCTGGATAGGTGTCATTTACGTTGGCAACAGATCCGGTGATTGCTACCGAAGTACCGGGTACACCAGTGGCACCTATTAAACCAGTGGCACCTGTGGCACCATCTAATCCTGAGGCACCTGTGGCGCCTATTTCGCCCTGGACACCAGTGGCTCCTGTTGCGCCAGTAAGTCCTTGTACACCTGTGGCTCCTTGTGTGCCACTGGCACCTGTAGCGCCTGTTTGTCCAGTGGATCCTGTTAATCCCTGTACGCCACTTGCACCAGTAGCTCCAATTTCACCTTGTGGTCCTGTACTACCAGTCACTCCTGTAGCACCAGTTGCGCCAATATCACCAGTTACACCAGTGGCACCTTGATCTCCAGCAGTTCCTTGAATACCACTTGCACCTGTTGCACCAATTGTTCCTTGTGTTCCAGTTGCTCCAACTCCACCTGTGGCTCCAACACTACCAGTAGCGCCAGCCAACCCAGTAGCGCCTGTTGCTCCACTAAGGCCTTGTACGCCTGTGGCTCCTTGTAGCCCACTTGCACCTGTGGCACCAACTCCACCTGTGGATCCAGTTAATCCCTGTATGCCACTTGCACCAGTTGCTCCAAATTCTCCAGTAGCTCCTTGAAAGCCAGTGGATCCTGTTAATCCCTGTACGCCACTTGCACCTGTGGCACCAATGTCACCTGTGTTACCTGTTTGACCTGTGGCTCCAGTAAGTCCGGTAGCTCCGGTCTGTCCAACTGGTCCTGTACCGCCGGTTAATCCTTGAGGACCACTTGCGCCAGTGGCTCCGTTTGTTCCGCTTGCTCCTGTGGCTCCAACAGTTCCTTGTATGCCTGACGCACCAGTAGCACCTATGTCACCTTGTACGCCACTCGCACCAGTTGCGCCATTTGTGCCAGCAATACCACTTGCTCCGGTGGCTCCGTTTGTTCCTGCAACACCCGTGGCTCCAATTTCACCTGTTGCTCCGGTAAGTCCTGTAGATCCTGTTTGTCCTACGGTACCAGTTGCGCCTGTATAGCCTTGTGGACCACTTGCACCTGTGGCACCGGTGGGTCCAGTAGCACCTTGGTGTCCTTCAATACCACTTGCTCCTGTAGCTCCTGCTGTTCCAGCACTACCTGCAGGACCTGTGGCTCCAGTTGCACCAACACCAGTGGCACCCTGTGGGCCCGTGGATCCATTTAAACCGTTGAGACCAGTTGCTCCAGTTAGACCAGTAGCGCCGGTTGCTCCAACATAGCCTTGTACGCCTTGACTACCTGCTGTACCGGTAGCTCCAACGCCACCTGTGGCTCCATGAGTACCTTCAGGTCCAGTAGCTCCTGCTTGTCCAGTTGCACCTGTTAATCCAGTTGCTCCAATTCCACCACCTCCACCACCAGAAATGCCAGTTAAAAATGCACCATTACCGTAAATGTAATTGCCTGTGACATTGCCTGCAACACTGACAAATCCGCCTACAGAAACATTGCCTGTGACTGCTAAATTTTCGTAGGTTACACTGCCGGTGACATCTAAATTTTGTGCATATACTGTGTTCCAACGCAGGTTACTACTACCAAGATTTCTGATGTTTGCACTGTTTGGCACTACATCTACATTACTGACGACTTTGGCTATACCATTTGGTGCCAGCACCAAATTACCATTGGTGTTTAAAGTTTTGATCGAATTGTCTTCGATAAACACGTTTGACCCCACTGGGCCTGATGCCCAAATCTGGTCAAAATTGGTGTTTATTGATGTGAATGCGTTTCTTAGCGGCTCACCAGATCCATCATTGGCACTAGCGCCAACATCAATGACTTGTTGTCCGCCACTCTGGAAAGTGGCAGTCATTGATCCAGTGGCAGTGGTTAATCCTACCACGGCTCCTCCGGCAGTTCCGCTCAGAGTAATTTGAGTTCCACTTACAATGCTAAGAATGTAATAGGTATCCCCCGCAACAATTCCGCCAAAAACAGTGCCTGAAAACGATATTGGCAAACCGATTGCCATGTTGGCAGTTGAACTTACTATGAGTATGTTACCGGTACTATCAGTACCAGTGGCAGTAGTTGTATAAACAGTCATGCAGGATCCTTGTTAGCCTTTTTAGTTATTTATGGTTAAGTTGATATCCAAACCTTGTTGCAATTTGCGCAAGAATCGTGCTACAATACACCTATGCTGTTGAAAAATAGCTATTTTACGAAAGGTAACACAAATGAAATATTTCAATCCAGAAACTAAGACTTTCCGTGTATTCCAAGCACTACAGTCAGGCAAAGCATTGACAGCTAGCCAAGCATCCAAGATGGGTGTTAAGAATTTGTCAGCTGAAGTAAGCCGTATTCGTGCCAACGGTTTTGCCATCTATACTAACAGTCGCAAAGCAGGCAATGGTGTTCAAGTTACAGAATACGTACTTGGAAAACCATCACGCAAGTTGGTAGCATTAGGTTATAAAGCTCAGGCTATGGGTATCACCCTCTAATAGCTTCTTCGCTGCTCAATTCAGACTGAGCACTTAGTAATAAAAGCCCGTGCAATGCGGGCTTTTTCTTTGGTTATTTGTTGCGTAAAGATCCGCCCTCTGCCCACTGAATTTTAGCTTTATTAGATTGTTCTTCAATATAAGCAGGGTCCTTCCAACGCTCTTTCATTTGTTTAGATTTTTTTAATCGATATTCATCACTTGCGTATATTTCTCTTTTTGGACCTGTTGCCCATTGTTGCCGGGTCTTTTCTGCTACTTGAGCCCTGCGTTCTGGAGTCCATTGTTTTTTGGTAAGTTCTGATCGGTATGCTCGAAAATCTGGATCCATGATAGCTTTATAGTGAGCTTGTCTAAGTCTTTCATATTCTTTTGTAGTTAATGTATTTCGGTTATTATTCCTTAATTTCATTAACGCATTAAGTGCCATAATCATTCTAGCTTTAGGTGTGCCACTATACATTTTAGCTAAAAGCATATGAGCCAAACAATGTTCTCGAGGCGTAAAAACAACCAAATTGGATTTGGTATCGTTACCACCTAAACTTTTAGGAACAATATGATGTTTTTCAAACCCGGTTTGGAATGTTCGATTTAGTAGTTTTCGAGATTCTACTAACTGATTGTAATATTTGGTGTATTTGTTAGGCAATGGATTCATGCAGTTATTTATGCCAAATTGGTGTTTAGAAAGATATTGACTAATAAATACAAATTGCGTATAATAGTAATATTGTAAACTTTTAGAAAGAGGAACCCAAAATTCCAAACTGGTGTTCAAATCGTGCAACTATTACAGGCCCAGCACCTGTGATTAAAGAAATCACGGATATACTAAATCAAGATAACACTCCGCTGTTGAACTGGATGGTACCCGAACCCAAGGACAACGAAGGTTGGTATGATTGGCGAGTAAATAATTGGGGCTGTAAATGGGACATCTGCGATGTTTATTTTGAAAATCAAGCCGAAGAAGACAGTATAGAATTTTCGTTTTGTAGTCCATGGGGCCCGCCCGAGGCAGCATTTGAAACTTGGGCTATTAACGATGGGCGTGTGCAGTTTAATTTAGAATATTGGGAACCAGGTGTTGGATTTGTAGGATCATTAAATTATGATGGCGAGTTTATTGATCAGAATTATGTGGACTGTAGTTCAGACCCAGAACGCTATAAAGAAATTGCGTCAGACGTTTGGGGCTACGAAGAGTACAACGAACCCGAACCTTTAACTGAGTGGTACAAAACGGGTGTAGAAGCCAAAGGACTAACGTAATGGAACTTACAGATATTGTCACTGCTGTTGTAATTGGAGCCATGCTTGGGGTTAGCATGGTAGGATTATACATTTGGTCATTGTACCGCCGGATCAAGAATGAAATTGATCGTGTGGTCAAAGAAGTCGTGCGTGAAGCCGAACAACACATTGTTGGACTCACAGTCGAGCGTGAAAATGGCCGAATTTATTGCTATTTAGAAGATGGCACATTTGTGGCACAAGGAATTGATTTAACAGAAATCAAAACAGCATTTGCTCTGCGCTTTCCAGACAAAACAGCTTACTTGGACAAAGGTGATCCAGAGGTCATTGCAGAACTACGAAAACAAATAGACGAATTAAGGAAAAATGAAACTAGCCCTAGCGTCTGACATACATTTAGAATTTGGACCCATTACTTTAGATAACACCGAAAGTGCTGATGTCTTAGTTCTTGCTGGCGATATCTGTGTGGCCAAACACTTTGCGGATGGCCGTCCTACCTATATGCAACACCTGGCTCAAGAGTATCGTGCTTTCTTTGACCATGTGTGTCAAGAATTTCCACAGGTGGTTTATATCATGGGCAATCACGAACATTATTCTGGCGATGTTGCTAAGACTTATAATATTCTAAGAGAACACTTGGATTACGGCAATCTACATATTCTCGAAAAAGAAACATGGACACACCAGGGCCATACCTTTGTGTGTGGCACCTTGTGGACCAACATGGACAATAGCGATTCACTAACCTTGAGCTACTGTAAAGATGCCATGAATGACTTCCGCGAAGTGCTCAACAGCAACAGAGTGGTAGTGCGACGAGTTCCTTTGTACATGGAAAATTCGCTCTACACCGATGATGGTAAAAACGGCGGCCGGTATGTCAAGGATGAAAAGGGCAACTTAATTCCTAATGGTGTCAAATTCAAAGAAGAGCCAAGTCGTTGGTCGCCGGAAGACAGTGTTGTGGATCATGAAAAAATGTTGGCCTATATTGACCATGCAACCCGTGAACCCGGCAGTTATATTGTGGTTGGGCATCATTGTCCAAGCGAACAGAGTGTGGCCGAATGCTACAAGGGCAATCTACTGAATGGTGCATTCCGTAGCAGTCTAGATGATTTTATTGAAGCTCGCCCGCAGATTCGTTATTGGCTTCATGGGCACACACATTTTAACTTTAATTACTGGATTGGTGAAACTAGGGTGGTCTGTAACCCACGTGGATACATTGGGCACGAGGCCAGTGCAGACTGGTTTAAACTACAATACATAGAGGTATAATATGAAACAACACACACTTTACCTGTCAAGACGCAATTTACTGGCGTTATTGAGCAAGTTGGATCGTCTGGAGACCGGAGATGACACAGCCTGTGCCATAATCAAGTATGCCAATCCTGCGGATGCATATTGTAATACCATTGATCAAGTAATGGTCATTGCGATTCCGGATGAAAAGTTTTATACTAGTAGATTCCCTGGCGCTATGCACCCACTAGACGAGGCTAAGTTATGAACGAACGGATTAGAACAAATCAAAAACTATGGAATGCCGATGAATCTGCCATGTTGGAAATTTATGATTATCTAATTAAATTACAAACAGAAAGAGATTTATTGTTTAAAGCACACTCGCACGAAATGATCAGAGCTGACGAATTACAAATTGAATGTGATAGATTGTATCGTATTATTGAATTGCATGCAATACCAGAATGACTGCATTTATTTGGGGTGTTATTGTGGGCTGGCTCAGTCACGCTGTATGGGTGTTTATGATTAGACCAATTATTAGAGAGGCAATGAAAAATGAGTGATTACTCACCCGACCGTTGGGTTGTTGTAAAAATAGTCACACCTAAGGAACGCTTGTACAAGGTGTTTGCTTGTTGGTATGGAGGCTACAACGGCTCTGAGTCATGGAAGATGAACTCAGGTATTACTCGAGCTACCCTAGTTGATGATTTATGGGAGTTTGATGGTTACTCAGGATCGGTTTACAGTTGCCATAAGGACGCATACGGAACCAATGGCTACGGCGGCTCAGTACTACAAGGCTTTATTGACAAGATGCCCGGTCAAGGTGCCACAATGGAAATCATGCCCGAGGACACTGATTGGTCAGGGTTAGACTATGATGCACTACAGCAGTTTATTGCCAATGGAGTTGACCGTGTATAAATGGTTAAGATATTCAGGCATTACCGTCAACTTAAATTTAAATCCTTGCCATTGGTACGGGTTACCATTTGCTCGAAAAGAGCATAATAATGAATGGGGAAGTCCATGGCGGCAGTGGAGAACAGGTTGGTTATTTGTAACTGTATTGTTATATTTAGATGATGGGAGTTGGTGATGAAGATAGAATCGGCCGACGGTCGTGAAGGCTACTTGATTTGGTGTGGCGGTGATCGTTATGTGTTTAGAATCTATGACCTATATCATAACTTTGTAGACTACGATCTTCGTCATAGTGACATGCGGATTAAAATTATAGATTCTGATGCGTTCTTTTATAGTGATGAAAAAGGTGACTGTGTTGATCATGCCCCAGAGACATTAGGAATCAAACCCTAATGGGCATGTTCGACAATCTCGAGTATCGGGGCCGTCAGTATCAAACTAAAGATACTCCGCTACAAACTCTGGATAATTACAAGATAGAACAGGATCAAGACAGTGGTCATTGGTATTTGTGGCACGAAGAATACGATGCAGAATGGATCGACAGTGAGGATGGGTTCCTTGGAGGAACCTTAGTACAAAGCAACGAGCGTTGGGTACGTTGCGATGATTTTGATGGTGAAATACGTTTTTATTATTACAGATCTGACGAGGATCAAGAAGAATACCGGGCCTTGTTTATGGATGGCCGTATGTTGAAGATACGTTGCACACAGGGTGAGCCATTAACTGAGTGGTTGGTAGCTGGTATAAAAGAAAAGGGATTGGAATGAAAGTTTGGAGCTCAAAATATCGAAATCACTGGATCTCACCTTACACAATTCTCAAGGCTGTGTGTTTTTGGGAGAAGGATGAAGACCGTATCTACAATCTCAAAGACGAGCCTAACAATCCCTATGTTAAATGGGTTAACTTTTTAAATCCTATTTGTACAGCATGGATGGCCGTTTTAGATTTTGTGCATCCACGATGGAACTATGTACGACTTGATCCCTGGGATACCTGGTCATTTGATCACACCCTAGCCGACATCATTCTTCCTGGACTCAAACAATTACGGGCTACCAAGCACGGTGCACCGTGCACCGATGACGAAGATGTTCCTGAATACTTGCGTAGCTATATGGCACAACCCAAAGAGAACGAGTGGGACACTGACAGCCTACACTTCATGCGTTGGGATTGGATCTTAGATGAAATGATCTGGGCATTTGAACAAAAGGTCAAGGATGATGCAGACAGTCAATTCTTTGATCACAGTGCTTATGAAGCTGATACCAAGCATGACAAGTGGTTAGATGATTTAAACGAAGGAGTAAGTAAAGTTAAGTATGACAAAGACGGGCATCAAGTTTGGTTAGAGCGTAAACGCAATGGCTTCCGCTTGTTTGGAAAATACTACGAAGCACTTTGGGATTGATGTCGGACAAAGATAAACCTAACTCAGCTGATGGTCGAGACAGTTACGATTCAACCAGTTCTGGCGAGCTAATACAGTTCTTCAACCGAAATGTAACACCTTATCCGACCGAAGTAAGTGGTCCTAGTTTTGATCTTATTCCGGTCGAAAAGCAAAAAGATATTATGGTCAATGTGGCCCGAATGCACGGCCACCAAGAATACCGTCGTATTATGGAATTGGTTGAGGTACTACAACGCCAAGCAGATGAAGTTCGCAAACGTCTGGATATAACCGACCTTGTACATGCGGCCAAATACTCATTCCAGATTTATCATGGTCAATGCTATTGGTTGGCCCGTGATCATAGGCATGGTGGCACCATCTTAGTTCAAACCGGACCGGATGAATGGACCACTGCTAAACCAGACTATTATGAATATGTTTGCCGTGTAAAATGGTTAGGGGATTACACCTGGACGGAAGTTGACAACAATGGAGAAAGCGTGTTAAAATAGTATATGATAGGACATAACGCATTTGAACAAATTGTAGCTTTTGCTAATTCTCCAGGAGAACCAGTGCCGTTAATCAATAAAGAAGACTATGACATTTGGCGACAAGATTATACTTGGGAAGCCCTACATGGTCAACGCTATGGGCAAAGTTTTTGCAATAGGTTTAACATTCAAGACAATCACTTGTACTATAACACTGGCGGCGTAGAGTGGGCCGATGCGTATATAAAGAAAACATATCTTGAGAGAGCCTAAGTATATCTATCATTGCACAGTGCCCTGGACGGATCGACAAAATCCCATGTATTATTGGGATACCTTGTGCGCTAATGCTGTAGAATTATTTGGTCTTCCGGGCAACAGATATATAACAGATATCAGCGAACATTCTATGACATGGAGTTTTTGCAATGAAAAAGACGCATTACTTTTTAAACTCAAATTTTCTGAGGCAGTATGTTAGAACGACAACTTTATTTTGCTTATGGCGCAAACATGCATCCAGAAAACATGAGCTGGCGTTGTCCTCAAGCCTTGGCCAAAGGTACATTTGTTCTCAGAGACTGGCAACTAAAGTTATACAGTCATGCTACCATCGAACCCCAGACTGGCACAAGCGTGGGTGGAGTGTTGTGGGAAATTACTCCCGATTGTGAGATGGCATTGGATGCGTTTGAGGGTTATCCCAGTTACTACACAAAACGCACATGGATTCAAGATGGCGTACAGTTTTTCTTTTATGAAATGACTGATCCCAAAAGCGGCCGACCGAGTTTGGGCTATGTCCAAGACATACAAGAAAGTTACCAATTTTGGGGTATCAACCAACCCATGGAACTATGCTCCTAAAAAGTCCTGTAGAATGGCATCGTGATCGTGCTAGTTTTAATCACGCACAGGAAATTACCAAACGATTTGGCGAAGTAGAACATGTGCTTGACTGGTGTAAAAGTGAATTGGTTGATGAATGGCGCTGGCAATTGGTAGAAGTCAGCAGTGACCAAAAACCTGGGCGTTATATATTTTATTTTGATGACGAACGAGATTATCTGGCGTTTGTTATGAAATGGTCTTAGGTTGACACTAAACTACCGTTTTAGTTATAATAATAGCATATACCAACTACAGGAGTAAACATGAAATCATATCGATTTTTAGGTGAAGAAGCCGAAGTATTGGGACGTAGATTAGATGCTGCTCGCAAAAGTCTAGCCGGTGCTAAAAGTACCTGGGCAAAACAATATTGGGCCAGTGCTGTAGAACGGTTATTGTTTCAATGGCGCCAGTTGCCCATCTTGCATGATGCAGATGCTATGGTTACTATTATTCCACGCTGGACTGTGGATTACAATTACTACGAACGAGCCGAATACACCGGGCACGGAATCTCAGACCGAGCTTACAATAAGTTTTTCCGCGACAGCGTCGACCTAGATAACAGTTGGGAAAATCATCGAGCACAAAGACTGGCCCGGGCACAATTTTAATGGCTATAGTTTATACCGACGGGCACTCACGTTTTTTCTATGTGATAGAACGCTATATTGTGGATCACAAGGCCTGGGTGCGATACAAAAATACCACAGGTGATGAATTTACCTGTTTGCAAGACAGCTTTGATTTTAGATTTTGGGCGGTAGAACAGGAATGAGCATCTTACGCAACTACACCAACGAAAAACACAGAGCCGCCGAAGCCACGCCCTTTGTTCAGTACATGTTACATGGTAATATAACCGCAGATGACTATGCTGTGTTTTTACAACAGATGGAATTGGTATATCGCAACATTGAATATTTTGCCGAAATCAGTCACCTGTTACACGATTTACCGGATATCAAACGTGCTGATTACATGCGTGAAGATCTTAAAGAATTGGGGTATAATGTCACCGAAGAACCCCTACCCAGTATTAAAAAGTGGTGTGAACGCATTGTACATCTGTACTACACTGACAAAAGTCAAATTCTTGCACATGTATATGTCAGGCACATGGGCGATATGTACGGTGGCAAAATTATTGCCAAGAAAGTACCGGGTAGTGGCAAGTGCTACGGATTTGAAGATCGTCCGGCGTTGATCAAAGCCCTGGACGCCAAACTGTCCACAGACATTGTAGATGAAGCATTAGTGGCATTTGATTTGGCCATAGAATTTTTTAACGAACTACAGGAGAAACTCAATGACCGAGGATCGTTTAATGGTAGCTGAAGCAGTATTAGCAGGACAGATTCCAGAATACTACTTGACCCAAGATGAGATTGATGAGTTGTTTGAAATTGCTTGCGATGCTAGTACAGCCAAATTGATGGAGGAAGCAGAAGCTCGTGGATGTAGTGTGTTCGACGGCATCGAAGGCAATGTATTACAGTAATGGATCATACGTTTATTGTCATGTGGTGCAACGAAGGTTTAGAATATGTGGCCGACATTACTGCTGATGATCAACGGGTTATGTGGGAAAAGTTGCAAGGACGAGATAGTCCTAGACACGCTTACGCTAATCCGTTCCATTTAAGGCTACGAGCACAATTTAATACTCAACGGCACTATGAGATCTATTATTTTGCAGTAGAGGAAGGCATAACCGAAGAGAACATTCAAGATATGTTCAGGCGTGATCCGCAAGGATTTGCAGACTTAATTCGTAGTCGTGGTGAATGTTTTTATAGTAACCGACTTGAAGTTGGTCAGTCGGTTATTGTGTAGTTTTTGACCGCCTAGTCAGCGGATAGTGCGACCCGCATGATAGTGGCGTGACTGCCACGGGTGGTCCCAGTCTAACCTAACTGGCGTTGGCAACACGATAGCACCCTCCGTCGTGTAGCGGATGAGTTCTTTCGTACTAGTCTCAGCTGAGGGCTATCGCCCAACCTGATGAGTATAGAACAACAGGACCGCCGGGAGGGGTAGAGCATTTTTATTAACTTTTATGACTCCAGAACAATTACGTGATATAATTTTTACAATCAACACTCGCCGGTTAGGAAGACTAGCCGAGATTATGATCAAACGACTTTATCAGTTTGATAAGCCTCGCAGTCGTCACCATGATCTTTGGAACACACCCACCGGTCAACGAATTGAAGTCAAGTTTAGCACAGTGCAACGATCATTGGAAAAGCTAAACGAAGATAAAATTTTAGAAATCCTATCACGTGAAATTGCATCAGATCGTCGAGTGGCATTCGGTCAATGGGCAACCAATCAATTTGCTTGCAACATACAGCAGGTCAAACGTGCAGAATTTGATCAATTGTATTACGGTATGTTCTTTGATGACGTGGTCAAGATCTTTACCATACTGCCCGCAGAGATTGATTCGTCCATTGGTTACGGTGATAAACAACACAAAGGCAATGTTGGAGAAGGACAATTCCACATTACTCACCAAACTCTGCAAACACATTTGGACAGATTTCTAATAAAAACCCTTACGTATCAAGAACTTTTAGACTTGTTAAAGTAGGTTGACCAAAAAGTTGTTTTCTTTTATAATATAGTTTGCAGTATAAAATTTAACCATTTTACCTAAGGACTATTATGACTAAGCGATTATCGCGCCTCTTGTCAGATGTTGCCAAAGAAACTCTTGCAGATCTCAGAGAGAATCACGGTTTCACAGACAAAGAACTTGCTCGTATTCAAACTCGTATTAAATCTACCGGATACGGATTTCCAATCGGACTTGCACTATTAAATTTTGATTCAATTTGGATTGATTACGAAGTTCAACGTGACGTAATTGTTAAACACGTTCTTAATATTATTCGTAAATTTGATCCAAGAATTGTTGGTGCTGCAAGTTGCGTAAGACTGCCCAAGAGCAAATTCCCAAGTCGTTACTATGCCTATGATGGTCAACATCGCATGCTGGCCATGTGGATCCTGGGTTATACTGAGGTGCCTGCTTGTTATGTTGAAACCGACAACGATCGTTTTGCCAGCGAAGCATTTGAAATTCTTAATGACTCTGGTATTAAAAAAATTGGCAAACCAGACCTACATCGTATTCGTTTGCACTTGTTTACCAAAGGCAGTGAAGACAGGGAAGTATTAACAGCTCGCAAACTGCAAGATCAATTTGATGCCAATGAAGTTGATTTGCAAGAAAAAAGTCATCGAGAAAGCCCAGGCAAGTGTGGGCCAAATTTTTATTGGTATAGCCACTTTGACAGTTCTATCAAATGTATGAAACAAGACCCCGTCGGGCAAAACGCTTAACAACATTCTCAAAGCAATTCGCACAGTGTTTCCTAATCAAGATGAAATCGACCAAGGCGTGTTCATTGGGCTTATGCAGATGGCAAGTCTTAATACCGAACTCACAGTAAATCAGCCCAAGGATTGGATGATTGAAGTCCTGCGTGATGGAGTGGCTCGAACATTTAACGATAGTCATGTGGTGCATAAAATGGCCAAAGATCAATGGGCTTTTGCAGTAGGTAACTGGTCTGCTCCAGATGGTATGAGCAAGTTTATGCGTGAGATGTATAAGTTACACGGCGGCAAATTAACCCTACCCACCAAAGGACACGGACTGGGTATTTTGCCCGATGGTGACGGGCGTAATAATGTGTGTGATAGCGTTAAACCTGCCTTGAAAGGACTAGTATAATGCCTATTACCAAAGAACTAGTTGAGAGCTTTCAACCTGTAAGTTATAGTCGTGTACAACGTGGTGAAACGTCTTACAATGAAACCTATGAACTAACTGTGAGTGAGTTAGACCGGTTGGTGGGTATGTACAAGCAGTTAACTACAGCCGGTCAGACTGCTAGATTATTGCGCGACAGCATGGATCATTGGGTACGACGATATCATGGCTATGCAATTGAAGGTAGCATAGGCAGTCATTATATTCAGGTTGGCGTAGATAAAAGTAATTGCATATTTGAACATGTAATTCCGGCAGCCAAAGTACGTGACATGTTATTGCAGGGGGTTCTTACAGTGCCACAAGCTCTAAATACTCCTACCTGTTTGATTAGTAACCGCAATGATGATATATTACGTGAAGAAGGGCATGTAAGCAGTAGCCCTGATTATTGGCATTTCTTTGATAGATACGAAATGTTTGACGATGCTAAGTTTACTACATACAATGGACAAGAAATTAAAAATCCACATGAATGGACGTTAGACAAGCACTTTGACTTTTTTGGAGTTGTATGAGTTACCTAGAAGAAATTAAACGAAAATACGACATTGCTGACTACAAGGAGGCCAAGGTAGTAATACCCGAGCTTCCCCAAGATGGTATTGTATTGATTGTTGGTACAAGCGGCAGTGGTAAAAGCACTATCTTGCGTGGTCTAGGCGAGCACGGTCAACCCAAAATTGAATTTTATAACTCAGTTATTGAAAACTTCTCTACTCCTGAGCGTGGGGAAGAGTTACTATTGGCCTGTGGTTTGCGTAGTATCCCAACTTGGTTCCGGCCACCACATACCTTAAGCAATGGTGAGCATCACCGCTTTGAAATGGCCATGTGTTTGGATCAAGGAATCAACAAGATAGATGAATTTACCAGTGTAGTAGACCGAGACACTGCCAAAAGTCTTGCATATAGTGTGCGTAAGTATTATGATCAACGTGGCACCACTGAGCCGTTATACATTGCCAGTTGCCACAGAGATATCATTGACTGGTTAGATCCAGAATGGGTGTACGATACCGACCTACAGGTATTAGATAATCGGAGGTCACCCTTTCGACTGGGGACCAGACCAGAACTTACACTCACCATCCGCGGCACAAGTCCAGAAATGTGGCGATACTTTTCTAAGTATCACTATCTAGATACCCGCATGAGTCGTAGTGTTCATTGCTATGTGGGCTTGCTTGGTGACAAACCTATTGCATTTCATGCCGCAATACATTCTACCAATAGAGATATTCATTCGTACTGGCGCGGGCATAGAACTGTTATACTCCCAGAGTTTCAAGGCATGGGTATAGGTACACGGTTCAGTGACGCCATTGCTGAAATGTATGTCAGCAAGGGCATGCGATACTTTAGCAAAACTGCCCATCCTAGTTTTGGTGAACACAGAGAAAAATCACCATTGTGGCGAGCCACTAGTACTAACAAGAAAAGTCGAAAAGGTAGTTATCTACTCAAAGACGGCACGATCAGGGCCATGCCCGGCTACGGTGGAAATGCTCAAATTGCTCTAAGAGATGCAAACCGTGTTTGCTATAGTCACGAATATATTGGCAAAAAAGAGTAAACAGTTGTCAACTTGATATCAACTCAAAGCGTTAATATAGTATGCTAGGAGGCATTATGTTAACAAATACAAAACCGATACACAAAGATCCCAAAACAGGATATTATCCTCAAGATTCATATCTGCGAATGAAATGTCCTGACTGTGATAAACGTCGTAGCGGTCCTTGTAGTCATCCTGGCATATCTAACTCAAAAGGAAATTCAAAATGAAATCAATATTTTTAATTGTAGCAAGTGTATTTGCTGTATCAGCGTTCGCTCAGACAGCACCTGCCAAGAAAGAAGAAGCTAAGCCAGCCGCTGTAGCACCTGCCAAGGATGCCAAAGCGCCTGCAAAAAGCGAAGCCAAGACAGCACCTGCCAAGGACGCAAAAGCCGCTAAGTAATCTTCGCCTCGAGGACGACGAACCTGACTACTATGACGAACCTCCAGAGTTCCAGGTCGGGTATCGTCGTCCAGAACTGGTTAATCAAACTGGTGAAGTAATCGACGATGTTTCAGATGAAATAAAACTTAGACTTGTTTTGGCCCGTAAACGGGCTTTAGAACGGTATCAAGAGAAATGGGGCTAATGCCCTTTTTCTTTGGCTATTTGTTTTAGATCTTGATAATCTTGTATGGTACAGACAGTAGGTACTATTTCTTTGGCGTAGTGGCTTTCTATGGTCTGCCATTCTTCTTCGCCCACCGCACTAGTAAGCACTAGTTCATATTCATGACCGTCGGCACTGTATAATTTTATAGTTTCAAATCCAAAATTGCCAGCACTTGCCGTCTGTGCTGCCTGTGCTAGGCCTCGCAGGGCCTGTCGATCTGCCACAACGTAGCCAGTGCCGCGGGGGCCAGTGGGCGGATAAATGTGTAATCTTCCGGTGGGTTTCATTGGTAGTGTTCTATGTCCTTGAGATCTAATTTTTTATGTTTATATACTGTAACATATTCTGAATTGTTTTTGTACCCCAATTTGCCCTGACCCCAAAGAATTGGTTGATCATGGAAAGATATGGCGTGCGGCACGATTACATCCAGGTAACGACCGTTACCGGTGCCTAAGGTCACAAAAGTTATGTATTTTTTGCGGTCGGCCTTGAACACCCTATAGTTGGCCACTAGCCCACAAAACTCCACAGTGCCAGGACCACGACGTTCCTGGCAAGCCGGAATGAATCTATGGCTGCTCCATCGACCCATGGCACGCAGTTCGGCCACTTCACCACCTTCGGAGATGGCTGGAACAGCGCCGGCCAACTTGGCTTCTTGCCAGTAGACCCACTGTGAATAGGATCCTTGACAGTGGCGCAAGGCTGCTTCCCAGAATCGCTGTGGATTGTGTGCTTTCTGATAGGCCAAGGCCCAGATCAGCCTGCCCAGATTGATAGCATGAGCACGGCACAAGCCAAAGTGACTGAGTTCTCGCAGAGCCAGGAATATTTCATCTTTCTTGGGATGATCACCAACCAGCACCATGAATTCAAATATTTTTTCTTCGTTTTTTTTGGCAAAAGCTCTGCGCCACATGTCTGCGGTGTATTGATCACAACCCAGGATTTCCGATATCAAATGTATGGCATCATCTTCGAACACTATGGTGTCTTGTAATTGATCTGTGCTCCAATCCTGAAACGCTGATGCACGGCGTCGGCCCATGGTAGCCACCGGCCGTATCAAGGCAGTTGCCAACACACAGTCACTACGGGTACGTGGACGTATAGCCCGTACCAGGCGTTTCATGGCCGGGCTTTCGGCCTGGGTAACACCCAACACATCTCCACGGCACAGGAGATCAGCTGTGGCTTCGTCATATTCAGGATAATCTAGCAAATCACGCTGTTCTATGTCCCACAACTGGCTGAGTCCACGATTGGCCAGGATATCAATTTTGAAATGTTCCAGATCTTCCACTTCGTGCTTGTCCAGGAGTATCTGATTATTGCCGTTAATCAAGCTCTTGGGCACAGCTCGGTCAAAGATTAGTATGCCACCGCAGTGTTTTGATATACAGCGTTTCTTGCCCATGAGCTTTTGTGTGATGCGTTCAGCTTCATCCACATAGTCGGGCACCACATCTTCAAAAGTAAAGTTGCGTTTCAGTGTGCCCTTGGCACCCATGCGTTTAGCCGCTTCACGTCGGGCTGATTTTTCCTTGTACATCACATAGTTTGAAACTCTAGCACTTTGTCCAGGCCAACGTCTAAATATCCTGTTCATCACTGTGATCTGTTGCCAGTGTGGAAAGTCTAGATCTATGTCGGGCAAGTCATCACGTTTGGGATTCATAAATCTGCTGAGTGGTATACGTTCTGCTATGGGATCAACATCACTTATGCCCATAAGCCAACAAATCAATGATGATCCTGCTGAGCCGCGGGTTATGTGTGGTATGTCGCGAGTGAGATCAAGAATTTCACGCACACGCAAGAAATGTCGTGCAAAGTTGAGATTTGCTATAATTTCTAATTCTTCTTCTAGCCGTTGTGCGTATTCGGTCTGTTGTGGTAGTGTTCTGGTAAATTTAGAGATTAAGATTTCTAGTTCGTCGTATCTGCTGTTCATGGTTGCCTTACTTGAGTTGCCTTGCCATGTACTTACCGGTGTTGGTGGTTCCATAAAAATATATTTGTAGGTCCATAGATAAAATCAATTAAGAATTGTAGACTTATAGAGTAAATAATAGTATACTATTATCTAGTAGCCCCAATTTTTTATAAAGGAGAAGTAAATGGCAAAATCAGTAAAAGGTACCAAAACAGAAATCTGTTTGAAGGATGCATTCGCAGGTGAAAGCAAAGCAAATCGTCGCTACTTGTATTTCGCAAACATGGCCGACGTGGCAGGTGCAGGCGACGTAGCAGCAGTATTCCGTAGCACAGCCGAAGGCGAAACAGGCCATGCACATGGTCACATGGAATATTTGATCACAGGTGGTGCAGGCGATCCTGAAACAGGTCTTCCAGCTGGTTCAGTCAAAGAAGCCTTGGAAAGTGCTATCGCAGGCGAGACACACGAGTACACCGACATGTACCCAGGCATGGCCAAGACTGCACGCGACGAAGGCTTTGACGAAATCGCTGACTGGTTTGAGACTTTGGCCAAGGCTGAGCGTAGCCACGCAAACAAGTTCACCAAGACCTTGACAGCGCATTTGGAAGACATCAAGTAATTGGAAACTAGAACAAGAACTCTTGTCAAGACTGTGATCTATCGGTGTTGGGTGATCCTTACCACCTATACGATGTTGTTGCTTACCGGCAAAACTCTTGACGAAGCTCTTGTTCCAACTATTGTAATAAACTGTGTCTGGATGACGTCCTACTACCTGTACGACCGACTCTGGACACACATTGCCTGGGGCCGCAAGTGAATGCAAGTTGTAGACTGGCCCACGTGGCTTGAACGCCACATCCCCTATTACGAGAAACAACGGCAAACGGATCGTTACTACGACAATCCACCAGCCGCGGTCTTGGTTGTAGATCCTACAGATCGCAATCGACGGGTAGGACATCGTGGTTTTGCCTGGTCAACCTGGGAAGCCATGGACAACAGCATTAGAGATTTACATTATCGTGCCGAACCTGTGTTCTTGGACACAGACACACACCAACGCTGGTATTGGGCATTTTGGAATCGAGACGAAGCTCTCATGGCTGTAATACGATTGTCATAATATAACCAGTAAATAACTCAACCGGACACAAGATAAGGTGATCACTGGATCCGTAACCAGTACTAAAGAGCCCTAAGGGCTCTTTTTCTTTGTCACAATTTTCTGTTTGACTTGTGATATATACTTGTGTTACAGTTTTATTACTGAAGGAGGATTGGGTTATGAAACAAAGTAAATTGGTTCGCAAAGTTTACCGGGCCTGTATCGACCATGACGCCGAGAAACAGCAGAAACTTCGCCGGAAGGAATTCGCCAAGATCGTTAAGCACAAGGCCGCAGGCAAATCATTTGACACCAAATGGACACTGATAACGGTGTAACACAAGTGTAATATCTTTTTCTCTGGCATTGCAGTAAATAACTGTATGTCAGAGAAAACCTACCGGACAATAGCAATTAGTGATGTGCATCTTGGTACACGTGACTGCAAGGCCGAAGCACTCAACAACTTTCTCAAACACAACACCTGTGAAACTTTGTATTTGGTTGGCGATGTGATAGATGCCTGGAAAATACAACAAAACAAATGGCGTTGGAAACAAAGCCACACCAACGTGATACGCAGAGTAATGGGACATGCCAAACGCGGCACCAGAGTAATCTATGTGGCCGGCAATCATGACGAATTCTTAAGACCACTTATACCCCTGGGCATTGGCTTTGGCCTAATTGAAGTGGTAAATCAAGCAGAACATATTGGTGTGGACGGCCGACACTACTTGGTCACGCACGGTGACCTGTTTGATGGTATCACTAGACTGGCACCGTGGCTGGCGTTTCTTGGAGACAAAGCCTACGATTTTGTGCTTGGCCTTAACAGCAAATTTAATTGGTTACGCCACCGTATGGGTTTTGGTTATTGGAGTCTGAGCCGATATCTCAAATACAAAGTTAAAAAAGCCGCTGATTTTTTGTTTCAGTTTGAACGTAATCTTGCTACCTACTGCAAGAAGCGTGGCTATGATGGGGTTATCTGCGGACACATACATCACGCAGAGATCAAAGAGATAGATGGCATAATGTATATGAATGATGGCGACTGGGTTGAAAGCATGACTGCTTTGGTTGAACATCATTCAGGCACATGGGAAATAGTAACCTGGACCAAGGAACACGACAATGTGGATACTGATACTGTTGGCAGTGAACATAAACAATCCAAACGACATACCAGGAAGAGTAAGCATTGAGTTTGCTACCGAATCTGAATGTGTGCGGGCTCAGTCTACCGTGCAGTCCTGGTTGAAATTTGATTCTTTCCGAGTGACCACCAAATGTCAAAAACGATCTTAATAATAACTGACAATGTCCCAGATCAAATCAACGGCGTGGTCACAACTTTCAAAAACCTGGAAGATCACGCTGATAGCAACGGGCATCGTATTGTATATATTGATCCCGGGCAGTTCCCTAATATTGCTTGCCCTGGTTATGCTGAAGTTCGTCTGTGCTGGCCGCACGGTATCAGCAAAAAAATTAAGGCGCTACAGCCGTCGTATATTCACATTGCGACCGAAGGACCAGTAGGCCTATTTGCCCGCTGGTGGTGCGAACGCAATCATGTTCCTTACAACACCAGCTACCACACAGACTTTGCCAAGTTTTTGAAACGAATGTATCATGTGCCTGAGTCCTGGACCTGGTGGTATCTGCGTTGGTTCCACAAAAACAGTCATCGGGTACTGGTCACTACAGAAAGCATACGGCAAGACCTATTGGTACGTGGGTTTGACAATTTGCGTGTGTGGACTCGTGGAGTAGACCGAACCATATTCAACAGCACTCATCGTGGAGAAACTGTGGCAGGCCGTCCCATATTATTAAGTGTTGGTCGGGTCAGTGTGGAAAAAGGCCTAGATGATTTTTGCCGGTTAGACATGCCCAATGCTACTAAAATTGTAGTAGGTGATGGTCCATACCGACGAGAACTAGAACGCCGGTATCCTGACATTGTTTTTGCAGGTGCCAAACGAGGAATCGACTTGGTTCGTTACTATGCCCAGGCCGATGTGTTTGTTTTTGCCAGTCGAGCAGATACCTTTGGTGTGGTCAATATCGAAGCACTAGCCTGCGGAACTCCGGTTGCGGCTTATCCAGTGCCTGGACCCAAGGATATTGTTGAACCTGGACTTACTGGATTTCTAAATGACCATTTACGGTTAGCAGTGGAGCAGTGCTTGACCTTGGATCGTGCGGATGTGGAAACGGCCAGTTTAAAATGGACCTGGGCCGAATGTTGGCGTATATTTGAGGAAAACTTAGTAGACTGTTCTGTGGCATAAAAACAACACATTTAAAGCCCGGTAAAACGGGCTTTTTTACGGGTTTACCAAAAGGTTGACCCAAAATGCCCGATTTGTTATACTAGCATTATAGTGAATAACAAGGAGCAGAAAATGAGCAAACTTACAGCATACACTTTAGAAATTTACAAAAAAGACCGCAGAATCAAAGAAGGTCAACGATTGGTTGAGAAGAAGGACTTCTGCCCAGTTACCCAGGATTATATCCAAACGGTGGTATCGGACAAGATTGCACAGGGTTTCGTTGTCAAACTGTTTGAAACCTTTGTGACCCGTACCAATCTCATGGGCGGTAAAGAGTATCAGGAACGCTACGATACACCACGTTTTTGTAGCCCAAGTAGTGAAGCATATTGGTCCATGTGAGGTTAGCGGGCACTAACCTGCCCGGTTGACCAAATAAGGCATTTAGGGTATAATAGTTACATACAGTCGAAAAACGGAGCAGAAAATGACCAAAAAACATTTTGTAGCAATGGCAAAAGAAATCAGCCAAATGCCTAACAAGGCAGACGCATTAACCGTGGCAATTGCATTTTGCAAAGTGGCTGCCATGGTAAACCCAAGATTTGACCAGGCTCGTTTTTTAACCGCATGTGGAGTTTAATATGACTGACATCAACAACATCATCCAAGTTAATACAATCGTGAACGAAGCCAAACAGGCCGCCCGCGAAGCTGCCGAAAAATACTTCCAGGAGAAGTTGGGCGGTGTAGATCAATTTGCGTGTGGTTTTGCCTGGGTCGACATTTTTGGTGTCAAAGGCAACACCCGTCTTGGCAAGGCTTTCAAGGCCGCAGGCATTCGTAAATCCTACACCGGTTCATACCAAATCTGGAATCCAGCAGATATGCCGGTGCAGAATGTGGATACCCTTGAAGCAGGCGCCGAAGCAGCCGCTCAAGTGTTCAAGAAATACGGCTTTACAGCCTATGCTGGATCAAGGTTAGACTAATGACCCTAGATCAAGCTCTGGCAGAAATCATGACCTACAGTGTGGCCCATGGTACGGATAGTCTTGGTGCCATTGAGTTGATGGTCAGGAACTATCGTACCTTGCCGGTTGAGCAACGCCTGGCAGTCAACGTGTTTATGGCCGCCACAAAGGAACCTGCGTGAGCAAGAAAACCCGCGACTCAATTGATGCTATAGACGCAGATCTTGTTTGGTCAGCGGCCTGTACAGCATATCGTATCAATGGTGGTTATCTCAAAGAGCCAGAAATGATTGGCGATCAAGTGATTCGCCCTACCAACCGTGACCTTGTGCGTAGAGCATTGGATCAAGATGGGTTGATTACCGATGCCGACCGCGAGCTGGCCCGGAACTGTCGTAGACATATGGCCGCAGCCGTAACCTTGCAAGCTCTTCGATCCGAACTGGGTGAGTGGTCACGAATTACAGCCCGGGTGTGTGATCTGAGCCGGATCACCAGCATGTATGACTTTTCGGTTATCACAGCCATGCCACACAGTTATGTCAAGCAATTGAAAAAAGAATCCGTGGATGCTAGGCTAGCTCGTTGCGACGGACTAGTTGGCAAGCCGGGTGACAAGGTCGAATTGGCCATAGAGGTTGTGCGTAACAATTACAGTGCCAAGTACAATACATGGTTTGTGTCAGCCGTTACCACAGACGACCATGCGGTGTTCTTTGCTTATCGAGAAGAGATTCGCCCAGAAAGTACTCTAAATATACGTGGCACCATCAAACGACACACTGATTCTGCCACTCAACTCAACCGTGTCAAACTTGTGGAGGTATCAGCATGAAAACTATTGCAGTGTTTATCTTTGGTTTCATAGTGGGCTCAATTGGTCTCACCGGAACCATCAATTTGGTCAACAATGGTCTGAATCATGTGCAGGCCGTGAGCAAAGAATCTGCCAAATAATGTCGTTTTGGCAAACCCAATATAGCAATTATGGTTGACATTCGAACAGATTTCAAGTATAATGGTTATTGTAGTAGGTAGTAAATTTTAATTTAAACTAGTAAGGCAACTTAGAAAGGCAACACAAAATGGCAACAGAAAAATTATTTACAGTAGCAGGTACAGCAACAAATCCCAACGGCACAGTTAAGGCTCGTTTCGCTAACGATTTGGTAGCTCGTATTAAGATTTTGAACAAGGCAGGTTGCACTGCAATCAATTTAATTGAGCTCCCAAGCCCAATGACCAAATTGCAAGCTCTCCAACATTTGCAAAGCGTTGGTATCACTGAAGGTGATGCTGGTTACGCAGTAGCAAACAAGTTGGCTGAGAAGACCAAGCTCGCTAAGAAAGGCGAAGTAAAAGTCAGTGGTGCAAAGGTCAAGGCATCTGCCAAAGCAGAAAAAGTAACAGCCTAATACCCAGGGGCAACCATAAGTCCCCTGATATTTGTTTTGCTATTGGAAGCCATGGGCTTGATCAGGCCTGAGTAACTATAGAGATAAGATGTAAACTCGAGTAATGCATATGATCTATAGCAAATAGTCCGATAGCAAAACAAATATTTTTAACCAAGGAGAAGTAAATGAGCAAGCCAGTATTTCAAGACCTGTTTAAATTTTCAGGGCGTCGTAATCGTCAAAGTTACATTTATTTGTTGCTGTCACAAATTGGCGCATTGATTGGCCTCAGTATTGTAGCCGTGATTGCAACAGCCATGATTGCTTCGGTGGCACCCTTGGCATATCTATTGTTGATTGCAGTAGTGGCTGGATTTGTTGCGGTGTTTGTCAGCGGCTGGGCCAGCGGTAGTCAACGAATTCGTGACTTTGGTCATTCAGGAGTATGGATTTTGCTGACATTGATCCCATATGTTGGATGGATTGTCAGTTTGGCCATCATGTTTGTACCCAGTAGCGAAGGCGAAAACCGTTACGGCGCCAGCTGTATCTAACAGTTGATTTGACCAAGCAATAAAAGCGGCTTTGGCCGCTTTCTCACGATAAATTATTATATGCTCGACGATCTAAAATTAGAAGAAACTCTTCGCCTGAACATATTAAATCTTATGTTGGTGTTGTATGATTGCGGGATCAAGGAAATACACCTTGGCGGACTCATGCGTATTCTTGGAGTAAGCAATGAAGTGTCTGCTACCTACGACGACCAGCTGGTCGAAGTTGATGAGGATTTTGCTAAGTATGTAGAAGCTATCAATGAGCCTAGGCCCACCGATCAAACTCTACATTAGAATGACCTTACCAATATTTAAAAGCGGTGATCCTTTATACATTGTAATTGTGCGTGACCTAGATGCTCGTACCAAGTTATCTAAATGGATTACCACAAGCCGAAGCATACAAGCCCGAGTGGAAGACAACCGTATGCATATTTTTGATCACAATACCTTGAGTTTATTCATGGTAACCTGGGAAAATGGTTGGAACAATTTGGTCATATGGGATCCTTGGGCAAAACGGCATATAAACCTTTAATTTTCTTGACATACTAGGCAAATAGTATATAATTAACAGTGTGCTACGGCACTTTATAATAAAGGAAATTAAATGAGCAATCATGAAACACTAAAAGCAGCATTCGACACATACATCGCGGAAAATGAAAAATTTACAAGCAAAGGTGTAAAAGCTTCGGCCGCACGTGCTCGCAAGGCCCTGCAAGAGATGAGCAAGGCCATTAAAGAGCGCCGCAAAGAAATCACAGCAGAGAAAGAAGCATTGGCCGCCAAGTAACAATGGGTCATATAATTTTTCCACCCAAGGAAGAACTAGCCGATGATAAGTCGGCTAGTACACCTACTTACACTTTTTCCAATATTAGCCCGGTTCTTAATAGTGGATCTATATCAGCACCTGGCGTGACGTTTACCACAGGAACCACCTTTTCCAGTCCTTGGGCCAACACTGCCAGTCCATGGTTGGGCAATGGCATTACCAGTGATCCTGCAGGAACCGGACGGTTAAAACTCACCGGTGAAGGTGCTGATGTTGAAATCAATGGTAAAAGTCTTTCAAAAACAATTCAAGCTCTGGAACAACGATTAAACATGTTAGTTCCAAATCCTGAGCTGGAAACAGAATGGGAAGAACTTCGCAAGTTGGGTGAACAATATCGTGCTTTAGAAGCTAAGTTAACGGAACAAGGCGAAATGTGGACTAAATTAAAGGCCATGCCGCCACCTGAGATTGAATAATGGAATATGATTGCATTTTGATCAACGGTGATAGTTATTCTGCACCCATGCCTAACCAAAAAGTATATGGGGATTTTTTATCAGAACATTTTAATATTCCGGTAAGAAACTATGCTATTCCTGGCAGTAGCAATCAACGCATACTGAGAAGTTCCATTGAGCATTTACATACAATTAAAGCAGAATTTCAAAATCCCTTGATAATAATTGGATGGAGCTTTGTCCGTAGATTGGAAGTTTGGTATTATGGAAACGAACAAAAAATAATAAAACAAATACCCGATTCTCCAATATCAAGATTTATAACACTTGACCGAATAATCAATGCCGGTGAAGCAACATTAGAACAAAAGGCATTGATCAATGAGGATTTGTTTGTTCATAAACAATTGATGGATTTCTATACAAACTTGTATATGTTTGCACGCATTTTAGAATCTCAAAATTTAAATTATGTTTTTTTCTCAGCAGCAAGAAATACCGATTGCCCTATACATTGTTTTCCTTATATCGAATCTCTGCTACAAGTGAAGTGGGTGGCAAATAATCCAAATATTTTTAAACTACACGATTTTTGTGTAATGCAGTGGGCCAAAGAAAATGATCCAGAATGTCATCCTGTGACCGGACATCTGTCTGAAAATGGTCATAAAAAATTCAGCAATTTTATTTTGAACAATGTATTAGATTGACAAGAACCGATTTGCATGTTATAATAGCTGTATATTATGGTAAAAATGCATGAAAATTTGGTGTTATTTGGGCCTGATTTGCGTCAGGAACTAAGTATTTTAGAGAGTAGAAAACACAACCGGGCTGTCGTTTGTTCGAACAGCGGAGGATTACAATCTAGATCTACTTCAAAACGGATTGGCTTGTGCCGTAAAGCAAGCAGTAGTAAAAGAGGACTTCGGAAATCCTCTTCATTGACAAATGGTATGAGCCCGGGGAGAAACAAAACCGCGCTTAGAGAGTATGGCACTGAGGCCCGAGGTCTTTATCTGTCCTGCGACTTTGTCTATGCGTCCATCCTGGGCACTCCGGTGAACGGTTCACTATAACCGAAAGGAGAAGACATTGAAACTTATCTCAATATCCAACTTAGCAGTAAAAGTATTTTGTTTTGTAGCAGTAACAGCAGCCGTGGTGCATGTGACCAATGTCAAATTGGACACACTCAAAACCACTAACGAAGTAGCTCGACAAGGATTTGTCAGTGCCGCAGATCGTGCCCGACAGTTGGATTGTCTTACCCGTAACATCTATTGGGAAAGTGCAACCGAGCCGTTCGAAGGCAAGGTGGCTGTGGCACAGGTCACCATCAACCGCGTAGAATCAGGACGTTTTGCTCCCGACATCTGCGGTGTGGTATATCAAAAGAATGTGGTTTACGATCGGGTGGTCTGTCAGTTTTCCTGGTTCTGCGACGGCAGTAGCAAGATCCGACCCATTTATCCTGCACACTGGAAAGAGAGTGAAGAAGTGGCCAAAAAGGTTCTGCTGGAAGGCTTCAGACTGCCCAGCGTAAAAAACGCACTTTACTTTCATGCGGACTATGTGAATCCGCGGTGGGGTAAACCTCAGGTAGCAAAATTTGGAAGGCACATCTTTTATGCGGAAAAAATATGATCAAAAATTTAGAAAAATTAGTGAGTGGTTCAAGAATCTGGTTAGAACAACACTTGCCCAAAGTAAGTGCTGAAACCCTGGAGTGGTTGGCAGTAATCTTAATCCATTCAGCAACCATTCCCACCTTGTTGGCACTCATGACCGGACTCAGTGATAATGTACCCAATCTGGACATAGTCATGTTCATGTGGGCTGGACTAGTGCTCCTGTTTTTTAGAGCTGTAGTGTTACGCAACCTGCTGAACATTATCACAATTGGCCTAGGCTTTATTGCACAAGCTGTGATCATGGCCATGATCCTGTTCAAGTAACAGGTTGACTCTAAACTTGCAAGGTGTTATAATTGTAGTATGAATAACACCTGCGAGGTTACGTAATGGCATTTCATCTTGAAGGACCTTGGCTTTCAACCACTGGCAAACCACGTGGCCCTAAAAAGTGGGCCAGTGCCGAAGCCAAGCGAACAGCACAGACTCGCCAGGCCGAATGGGATCGCAAGCTGATTGAATTTGATGCTATGGCTCCTAAGTTTAGCACAGGACCTTACAACAGTCCCAAGAAAACCATTTCTGACTACATGCCCAAAACTCCACCAGGACGTGAAACTGCTCCGGTTACTAGTGTAGATACCGGTTGGATTACCTGTGTTAAAGTTCAAGATAAGGAATATACCGGCACCAAGATTAAAGGTATTGGCACTATGCACAAGTCAAATGCTGTGCCCGTTTTTAGCGATCAGGAAGCAAAAGACATAAGTACGATGAGGAGATAATTAGCCAATTGGGTAAAGAAGATGTGATCAAAATGGAAGGTGTTATAGCAGAAGTGCTTCCCAACACCATGTATAGAGTTCAAATTGAAAACTTTGAAAAACCTGTGCTTGCTAATCTCAGCGGTCGTATGCGCCAAAATAACATCAAAGTGCTAATGGGTGATACTGTGGAAATGGAATTTAGCCCTTACGATCTTGGTCGTGGTCGTATTACACGTCGCCGATAAATATTCTTATGCACTTTAATATACGACAAGATCTAGACTTGCTTGAAGCAACTACTCGTCCAGCCAAGCTGGAAACTACTCCCCTGCCCTACAGCGAAAAAGCACTGGATCCTGTTCTGAGCAAGGCCAGTATCGATTATCATTATGAGCATTTGGCCAAAGGTTATGCCCGACGCTACAACGCCGGCGAAGGCAATGCAGATTTTAACCGTGCCGGATCGTTTTTGCATAACAAATTTTTCCCACAATTACAAGCACCTAAAGGCGCCAATCGTCCCAAAGGTGCTGTGCTAGAACTAATCGAAACCAACTTCAAAACCTATGAAGACTTTAAAGCAGAATTTAAAAAGGTGGCCATGGCCGTCCAGGGATCGGGCTGGGTATATCTTAGCACATCGGGCACGATTAAAACCATCCCAAATCATCAAGTTAGAACAGATATCTGTGTGCTTGTTGACTGGTGGGAACATGTCTGGGCTCTAGATTATCAATGGGACAAAGAACGGTACCTAGATAATATATGGAAAATTATCAACTGGAATGTCTGTAGCGAACGACTCTAGACCGCCCTATCATAGATGGCAAAGCCACGGTGGAAAAACACTCAAATGGCTTGGCACTGACACACAATTACTCTACGATAACAACTGCCACGATCCAGAACAACGAGCTCGTCTTGAACGGGCTGGCTGGTATCCATATTCAGACATAGACTATCAATTCAACTATCACGGATTTAGAACCGATGAGTTTGATTCAAGTCCTAGAATATTGACCTTGGGTTGCAGCTACACACAAGGTGTAGGACTGCATCGGCATCAAATCTGGACCGAAGTGTTGGCCGCACAACTAGGCAAACAAGCGTGGAATTTGGGTGTCGGCGGCGGCAGTTTAGACACTTGTTTTAGGCTGTTAGAATACTGGATTGAGCATCTTAACGTTGAAGCAGTTGTGGTCCTGGTCCCTCACGTTGATCGTGTCGAAGTTGTGTTAAATGATGCCAGAGTCGAAAGTTGTGGACCTTGGACCACGAGCGATTTTATGAAAGACTTCTATAGTTGTTGGATAGATCACTGTGATAATTCTCATATAAATCGTAGAAAAAACGTATTGGCCATGCAACAGATCTGCGCACAACATCAAATCCCTATACTATTTTACTATCCAGAAACCGAATTTTGTGGACGTGGAGAAATTAGTGGCGGCAAAGCTAGAGATTTAACGCATTATGGTGCTGGTATGCACTTGCGTTTGGCACACAAAATTAAAAACGAATTAACAGAGTTACGAACCTAAAACTGCCATAGTACATCTTCTGGTAAATACACATCAGAGGACTCTAATCTATGGCACAACAAATAATCAACGTAGGCACTTCACCCAACGACGGGCAAGGCGATCCTATACGCACTAGTTTTCAAAAAACTAACAGCAATTTTAGCGAATTATACGCACGAGCACAATCATCACCGCCACCGACTTTGGTAGGCAGCATTGGTGACGTGGCCGGCATGTATGCCTTTGACAGTACCTATTTTTACTATTGTTTTGCTAACTATGACGGAAGCAGTGTGATCTGGGCCCAGGTTACTCAAATTGCCAACATCACTACTCCTAGTATCAACTTTGGCACAACAAATGTAACTATCCCATCGTCGGGCGGTAATGTGCTGGTCACTGTGGCTGGCACTGCCAACGTAGCCACTTTCACAGATCAAGGTATACGTGTAAGCGGATCGGTTTCTGCCACCGGGAATGTAAACGCAGGAAATTTAATAACTACCGGAATAGTTAATTCCAGTGGCAACATCACAGGTGCTTATTTCTTTGGTAATGCATCTACCATGGCTGGAATTCCGGCTGCTTATAGCAATGCCAATGTTGTTGCCTATGCCGAAGGTGGCATTGTGGCCAATCTTATTCCTTACGGAAACGCTATCTACAGTCTAGGTAACGTGGATAATTTCTGGAAAGATCTGTACCTCAGCAACAGTTCAATTTATCTTGGCAACGTGGTTATCAATGAAGGTTCTACTGGCGGACTTCAGGTTGATGGACAAGAAGTGGTCACAGCCAATACTGCTATTGCTGGTGATATTACTACCACTGGAAATGTATCTGGCGATTACTTCTTAGGCAATGGTGCATTTTTAACTGGCGTGGTTGTTGCAGGAGGCGCAGGTGCCACTGGAGCAACAGGTCTTACTGGCGCCACTGGCACAACCGGCCTTCAAGGTGCAACAGGCACAACAGGGTTAACTGGTGCAACTGGCACAGCAGGTACTAATGGATCTACAGGATTAACTGGTGCAACTGGGCCAGCTGGACTTGACGGAGTATCCGGGGTCAATGGCGCCAATGGTGCTAATGGTGCAACTGGACTTACTGGTACTACTGGTCTCACTGGTGCTACTGGCACCGCAGGCGCAACTGGCGCAGGTACAACTGGAGCAACTGGCGTAGGCGCAACTGGCCCTGCCGGTGCAACTGGTATTACAGGAGCAACTGGTCTCACTGGTGCTACTGGCACCGCAGGCGCAACTGGCGTAGGCGCAACTGGCCCTACCGGTGCAACTGGACCAAGTGGCGGTCCTGTAGGAGCAACTGGCCTGCAAGGTGCAACTGGCACTGGTGTACTAAACGGAGACATGACTGGTAACATCAATGGTCAAGGTTACAGCATCAGTAATACTGCTAATATATCCACTGCAAATTTATCAGTCACTGGTGCAGTTAATTTAAATTCTAGCAGTACCACAGTACCCGGAGTTCAAGTTGGCAGTTACATCTCTGGTCAAAGTGGTCAAAAATTAAACATACTAAATCAGTCAAATGGAATATATCTAGCCGGTGGTGGATCATCTGATATTGACATAACCAGTAGCTATGTGACCATAGGTAGTGGTCCTGGATTTAGTTTTAATCTTTATTCAAACAATGTTACTTTTTACAATAGTCCAAACGTAGCTGGAAACATTAACTTTACCAGCAATATTTCTTTTGCTCAAAATGTTTCTGCCATTGGTAATGTTACTGGAAATTACTTTGTAGGTAACGGTGCTTTCTTAACCGGTATATCCGGTGGTAGTGGTGGTATTGGAGCAACTGGCCCACAGGGAGCAACTGGCCCACAGGGAGCAACTGGTATCACAGGAGCAACTGGAACAGGTACCACAGGCGCAACTGGCGCAGGCACAACTGGAGCAACTGGCCCACAGGGAGCAACTGGTATCACAGGAGCAACTGGAACAGGTACCACAGGCGCAACTGGCGCAGGCACAACTGGAGCAACTGGCCCACAGGGAGCAACTGGTCCAAGTGGCGGTCCTATAGGAGCAACCGGAGCAACCGGTCCTGGCGGTGTTGGCGCAACTGGCCCTACCGGCCCAACCGGCGCAACAGGAGCAGGTGGTGTTGGCTCAACTGGATTCACTGGTGCGACTGGTCCTAGTGGCGGACCAACTGGAGCCACTGGCCCAACTGGAGCCACTGGTGTTGGCGCAACTAGCAGAACTACAGCTAATGTAAGTACTGGTAGTTTAGGCAATGCAGCTACCGCTAACGCAACAATTATTGGATACAAAGGATATAATTTATACAAAATATCCACCACAGATTCTGCTTGGGTTAGAATTTATACCAGTGATGCAGCAAGAACTGCCGACGCAAGTCGTACTCAAGGCAATGATCCAAACCCGGGTGCTGGTGTACTAGCTGAAGTAATTACCACAGGTAATCAAACCATATTGATGAGCCCAGGCGTGGTTTGTTACAACGATGAAACACCGCCCAACACTAATATTCCAGTGGCCATTACCAACAACAGTGGAAACACTGTGGCTATCACGGTTGAATTGACCATACTGCAAACTGAACTATAACATGAGTGATATCAACGAATACGTAGTCACACTGAAAAAAGGTCAGGACTGTGACTGTTTTTATGACGACATGGAAACTCCTGGTGGCACAGACTGCATTCCCGATCGTGCTGTAGAATGTGCAAATCGCAGACCCATAAGCCGTAACACTCACTATTGGTTGACTGCTGCCGAAGCCGAGGCTTTGCAAAATGATCCTAGAGTGGCCGCTGTTACCATGGGCGATATAGGACGATATGGGGTAGAACCTGTTTGGGAACAGACCGGAACCTTTAGCAAAACATCCACAGATAACACCAACGATCTAAATTGGGGAGTGTTGCGTTGCGTAGACGGCGTGCAAATTCCTGGCTGGGGCACCGACGGTACGCCAGATCAAACTGGAACAGCGCAATACAATGCCGCAGGACTTAACGTTGATGTGGTCATCATCGATGGATTCATGGACCCTACGCACCCAGAATTTGCGGTAAATTCTGACGGCACAGGGGGTACTCGTGTCAATCAATTCAATTGGTTCAGTCTCAACAGTTATCTGGGGCGACCGGCTCAAAGTCCATATGTGTATACCCCCGTTGTAGACCCCGGAAATGCTCAAAGAACTACTGACAACAATCATGGTTGTAACGTGGCCGGTATTGCCTGCGGTTCAAATTATGGTTGGGCTCGCAGTTCCAATATCTACAATATCAATCCCTATGGCACGGATCCCAACAGCATGGATTTTTTCTTGTTATGGGACTACGTCAGAGCTTTTCATGCCACCAAGCCCATAAATCCTGCCATCAATCAGCGCAACCCTACTATTTGTAATTGTAGCTATGGGCAGTTTGTCAGATGGCCAAATACCGCCACAGTGCCAGCGTTTGGTCCAGTGACCTTGGCTCGTTGGGGAGGAGTAACCAGTATCAATTCCTCAGGCTTGAGCAACGATACCTTGTTGGATCGAAGCATCTATGCTGTAGGAGGTGTGGCCACAACCAATTACTACAATCCAGCCATTGAAGCTGATGTACAGGATGCTCTCGATGATGGCATAGTGGTAGTGGGTGCAGCAGGAAATCTCAATACTGTGATCTTGTTGCCCACGGATCCCAACTATGATGGACTCGTTGGCAATCGCATCAACGCCACATACGGTGGTACAAATTACTACTGGGACATCAGCAAAGGTACCACTCCTGGATCGGTGCCCGGAGTTATCTGTGTTGGTTCCGTTGGCACAGCCAGTCAGGAATACAAGTCTAGTTTCAGCAACAATGGACCTGGCATAGATGTTTTTGCTCCCGGTTCTGATATCATGAGCAGTGTCAACAGCCCCGGCAGTTTTGGCGGTATACCGGACCCTGTGAATCCCAGCTACTGGATTACCAAACTCAGTGGAACCAGCATGTCCAGTCCGCAGGTTTGTGGCATGTTGGCCTGCCTGATGCAGAGCAATCTAAATCTAACCGCAACACAGGCCAAACAATGGATTGATTATTATTCAACCAAAAGCCAGATAACCGATACCGGCGGTGAGCAACGTGATCCTACTGCCCTGCGTGGTGCTCCAAATCAGTATCTTTTTGCTAAAAAACTGCGCCCAGACGATGGCAACACATTTCCGGTTAGTAACTTCTTTATAAGGCCCACTAGCGGCGCTGTTTGGCCTAGACCACAAATACGTAGATAAAATTGGCAATAAGTTACTTGCTTAATTTCTACTAAATATGGTATAAGGACAGAATTTTATGGCGCAACCCATCTGGATAACTGCTGCAGGTAGCTTAGGCACCATTGCCGAAGGTGTATTTTATCAGGTACCGTTGCAGGCCTATGAGCCCGATACCGAGGAAACAGTATATTTTGAAATAATTGCCGGGCAATTACCAGCTGGCGTACAAATTTCAACCAATGGATTACTAGCCGGAATACCCAGGGCAATTGCCAATGTGCAAGGAGTGCCCAAAGAAGTCAGCCGAGATGTTACCAGCAAGTTTGCTGTCAGAGCTTATACCACGATCACCATTGCTGGCAAAACTGTGGTCAATCGTTTGGCTGACAGAACATTTACATTAACAGTCACCGGTCAAGATGCTCCAGTGTTCACAACCCCAGCTGGTAACATAGCATCATACTACGACGGTAGTGTTGTCGCAGGATTACAAATTGGTTACACTGACACTGATCCGGACGACATTGTATTTGTGCGTTTGATTTCAGGCAGTTTACCACCGGGATTGACCATCAGTCGTACTGGGTTAATTTCTGGATTTACTGATCCCTACACTGCCATTGGCGAGCCAGCAGGCTTTAGTCGTACCGATCAAGGTTACGATCAATTTCCGTTTGACTTTACTACCTTGGCTGGCAATGCCACTTACGAATTTATGTTAGAAGTTACTGACGGCAAAACGGCCAACGTACGAACTTTTAACATTGCAGTTTACAGTCGCAACAGTCTCACAGCAGACAATACCACAATAACTGCCGACAACACATTTATCACTGCAGATGGCACACCGGTTAGAATTCCTATTATCACTACCCCCGAAGGCAGTATTGGAGTTACTAGAAGCGACAACTTCTTTGCCTTCCAGTTTATTGGCATGGACTTGGATGGTGATCAATATCGTTTTGTTTTAAACGGTGATGACAGTTCGGGTGTGCCGGGATTAACATTAGATCCAGTTACTGGTTGGTACTATGGATACATTCCCAATCTAGGACTCACTGAAACTATTTACAATTTCAGCATACAAGTTTATAAACTAGACAATCCAACGTATATCAGTAATCCGTATGATTACAGCCTAACAGTGACCGGTCCTATCAACAGTGAAATTCAGTGGGTGACTCCAACTAATCTTGGAACCATTGTCAATGGCTCAACTAGCACACTGTATGTCAAAGCAATTAGTGTAAGCGGATTAGAATTGCAATATCAATTGTTATCAGGCAGTGCCAGTAGCTTGCCACAAGGGTTGCAATTGTTACCATCTGGAGACATTGCCGGGCGTTGTAGTTTTGACACATTTACCTTGGACACAGGAACTACCACGTTTGATGTGTCACCACAGAACGGTATTGATACACCTACTACCTTTGATTTAAGATTTTATTTCACTGTGCAAGTTACCAGTATCAACAATATTGTCAATGTTACCAAACAATTTTACATTACTGTGGTGCGTTTGTACAACGAGCCATACGAAAATCTTTATATTCAGGCCATGCCACCAGCTGATGATCGAGCACTAATCAACGGCTTGTTGCAAAATGCCAGTATATTTCCACAAAGTCTTTTGTATCGACCCACTGATCCAAATTTTGGCGTGTCAACACGTGTGATTTATAATCATGCCTTTGGACTTACTAGCAGTACCTTGGAAGAATACTACAGCAGTTTGTATGAAAATCATTACTGGAAAAATTTAACATTGGGCGAAATAGAAGTGGCTCAGGCTACCAATGCTGCCGGCGAAGTAATTTATGAGGTAGTTTACAGTCGAGTTATTGATAATTTACTAAATGATGCCGGGCAAAGCGTGAGTAAACAAGTTACCCTGCCATATCCAATCAACGAAGCTGACAGCACTGAAGTTAGTGTGGTTTACCCAAATAGTTTAATTAACATGCGTGACCAAGTCATTGACACAGTGGGGCAAATTGGAAATATTTTACCAACATGGATGCTGAGCAAACAAGCCAATGGACGTGTGCTGGGATTTACTCCCAGCTGGGTCATAGCCTATGCCAAGCCTGGAAAGGGCGCACAGCTGGCATATAATATCACGTCAGCAATTGGCAACACCCTAAATCTAATAGATTTTGAAGTAGACCGTTATGAATTAGATCGATTGTTAAGTAAAAATTGGAATCCAGCAACCGACGAATGGGTGCCATCACCACCTAGTTACACCACTTTTGACGTTAATCTTATCATTCCGTCCAGTTGGACCAATGCATCGAATCAAACAGTTCAATGGATTAACAGTTCTACCAGTGTAGTTGCCTGGTACAGCAGTGAATTTAGTACCCCAACCACATTTGATGGCAACAGCATGATGTTTATTGATCCTGTTGACATGTACACCAACACCACAGAATACGATAAATATCTCGTATTCCCAAAACGCACAATATTAGGATAACCAATGTCAGTACCATATACGTTTGCCAATCAATCAGGTAACATTCCGCTAAGTGAGCTGGATGCTAACTTTTCAACTTTATCCAGTGCTGTACCACCTTATGCTAATGCTGCTGGTACTGCTACAACTGCAATCACAGCGCAGACTGCTGCAACAGTTACAAACAATGCTCAACCATCAATAACTTCGGTAGGTACGCTGACATCAGTATCAGTTTCTGGCAACGTAAGCACCAGCGAATTTTTCTTGGGCAATGGTAGTTTATTAACCGGCCTACAAAGTCAATCGGCTGCTAGTTTGTTGATTGGTAACACATTGAGCAGCAATGTGCTATTCAGTAGTTTGACCACCGTTGGAAACTTGGCAAATCTCAGTGTCACAGGCAATGTCAACGTGACTGGCAATGTGACCGGCAACTATGTTCTTGGTAACGGTAGTTTGTTAACTGGTATTGTGACCAGCAGTAATGCTTCAAACATAACCGGAAACACCTTAAGCAGTAATGTGTTGTTTAGTAGTTTGACCACCGTTGGTACGCTAGCAAATCTCAGTGTTGCTGGCAATGTAACTGCTCCATATTTTATTGGTAACGGTAGTTTACTCACCGGAGTGAGTCCAGGCGCCACCGGAGCAAGTGGACTAACTGGAGCTACTGGCTTACAAGGCACCACTGGATTTCAGGGTGCAACCGGTACTCCTGGTCTAACAGGCTTTGTTGGTGCCACTGGTTTACAAGGCGCCACCGGAATTGGTGCTACAGGTGCAAGTGGTATTATTGGCCTACGGGGCGCCACCGGACCAGACGGTATTCAAGGACCACAAGGTGATCCTGGACTGATTGGTGCCACAGGAGCAAGTGGTTTAACAGGAGCCACAGGGTTAACTGGGGCCACTGGACCCGGATACACTTTACAATCATCCACCACTGTGGCTATGAACCTAGGCCTAGTGACCTTTACTACCAATTTGACTGCATCCACCCAGTCTGCTTATACCGGTGGTGTACGAGTTCGAGCTCTGCAAGGTGTTGGACCAACCATATTTTTAGAAGGTATAATCTCCAGTTTCAGCGGCACCAGTTTGACATTGATAGTTGATACCTTGTCAGGATCAGGGTCGCAACCAGGTCCATGGAATTTTACACTACAGGGTAACCAAGGCGCCACAGGTGCCAGTGGACTGTCTGGTGCCACAGGCCTAGGATATGCGCTCAACAGTTTATCAAATGTAGAAATAACCCTGGCTTCTAATAGAACATTTACCACAACATTTAATACCAATTTAAGTGCGTACTTCACCAACATGCGAATTCGTGCCAGTGCCACACTCGACGAAGATGCTTTCATAGATGGTATTATTCAATCAATCAGCGGAACCACCCTAGTGATAGATCCGCAACTAATCAGTGGCTCTGGTTATTATGATGATTGGAAGTTCAGTGTAGTTGGATTGCAGGGTGCCACTGGATTGACTGGAGCTACAGGACAAGCCATTACTGGACCAGGATATGCCGGATTAACAAGTTCAACAACAAAAACACTATCAGCACCAGCGACACTTGCATTTGTTACCAATGTCAATACTGCTAACACTGCATATATTGTAGGTGATCGCGTAAGAGTAATTGACAGCGGCACCTACGTCTATTGGGCAGAAGGTCAATTGGTATTGGCATCGGGCACTGATTTTTGGATTGACGCAGATATTGTAAGCACTGCGGGCAATGGATATACCGGCAACAGTTGGAACTTTTCCATTGCGGGCTTGCAAGGAGCTAGCGGACTGACCGGAGCCACTGGGTCCGGTGCAACTGGATTGACTGGCGCAACTGGCATTGGAGCCACTGGATTTGATGGAGCTACTGGTTTAACTGGTAGTACTGGACCACAAGGAACCATAGGTGCTACTGGAGCAAGTGGTATACAAGGAACCATAGGTGCAACCGGTGCCTCTGGATTAACAGGATCAACAGGTGCCACTGGTGCATTCACCGGGGTGCTGACTGCCAACATGGATGGCATGGGTTACAGTGTTTCAAACATTGGCACATTCCAAGCTGGTAATTTGTCAATGACCGGCAATATTACTTCTATTGGATTTATCAGTGCTGCTGGCAATGTGTTGACTGCAAACAGTTTGGTCATCGCTGGCGGAGTAGGTGGCGACATCACCGGCGCCAATGTTGTTACGGCAAATGTATTCTCTGCATCTGGCACAATTACAGGTGGCGGATTTACAAGCACTGGACTAATAAGCACCACTGGCAATGTTGTTAGTGGTAATGTTCGAACAGGATACATATCAACCACAGGCAACATTGAAGGTAGTGGTGTCGGTACCTCTAACATTGAACGTTTTAACATTGGTTTTAGTTTTCCAGGCACTGGAGGATTTACCACTTTGTCCACTTCGAGCAATTATAATGCATATGGCAATGTTATAATTGTTAATCCAGCTATTTTTACAGTATCTGTGTTCACGGCCAGTGCATTGACCGCTATCACTGGTTCCACAGGTGCAATTGCATCAGTTTCTAACAGCCCAACATCGGGCGGAAGATTAGCATTTTGGGACACCACAAACAGCCGCTGGAGTTATGTAAGTGACAATTCTGCAGTTTAACATTAAAAAATAACAATGGACATAATAGGAGTTACATTCAACGGCGGCGTAACGGTTTCTACCAGTACAACAGTTGGAAAATTATATGCCTGGGGTTATAACGGAATTTATGGTCAATTAGGACTAGGTGATCTAGTAAGTCGCTCCGAGCCAACACAAGTAGGTAGCGGAGCATGGACACAAGTAGCCAGTGGCAAAAATGGGCAAAGTTTATTCTCTGGCGCTGTTGCCAACGACGGCACCTTATGGACTTGGGGTAACAATGCCAGTGGAGCACTCGGACAAGGTAGTTATTCTGGTAACAACTGCTCGTCCCCTGTACAGGTTGGTACATTGGCCACCTGGAGTAAAATATCCATGGGAAATAACTGTGGTTTTGCAATCAAAACCAATGGCACACTTTGGGCCTGGGGCGGGGGTGCCAATGGACAACTGGGTCTTAATAATCAATCTGACTATGCCTCACCAAAACAAGTTGGCACACAAACCAACTGGGCACAGATTGAAGGCACTGCCGGACGATCGACTTTTGCGGTCAAGGCCGATGGCACACTATGGTCTTGGGGTAATAATTTTAACGGACAACTGGGTCAAAACACCGCAGGTTCCCTTGCTCAACGCAGTAGCCCAGTACAGGTTGGGTCGTTAAACAATTGGTCTCAGGTTGCCGCTTGCGATGGCCAAGGAGCCATGGCTGTTAAAACCGACGGTACCTTGTGGGGCTGGGGTCGAAACACTCAAGGACAATTAGCACAAGGCGATCTTATAAATCGATCTAGTCCAGTACAAATTGGTTTACAAACCAACTGGGACAAAGTAGCGGTATCCACTCAAGATACTATGGTCACAGCTGCTATCAAAACCGACGGCACTTTGTGGACCTGGGGACCCGGCAGCAATATGCTGGGACAAGGAGCCGGTGTTGGTGTACTTACTAGTCCTGTACAAGTTGGTGCCCAAAACAACTGGGCTCAGATCTGTTGCGGGCGTTATCATATGTTGGCTGTTAAAACTGATGGAACATTATGGGCCTGGGGCAGCAATAGCAATGGACAATTGGGCACTAACTCGTTGGTTACCACTAACAGCCCTGTACAAGTAGGAGTACTTACTGAGTGGCAGTCTGCTGATCGAGGCTCATTGGCAGCAGGATGGGGCGAAAGTTTTGCCATAACAAAAATCACAGGAGTATACGTATATCCAGTGCAACTTACTCAAGTAACCGGAACTCCATAATTTCGGTAAATATAAAGAAGTAAAAAATCTTAATATCTATGGTTAAACACCATAAATATCTTGGTAAAAATTAGGACAACTTATGACCAGTGCAATTAACCCAAACAACATCGACGGTGCTTACCCAGTAGCCGGACAAGATAACAATTCACAAGGATTTCGTGATAATTTTACCAACACGAAAACCAACTTTGAATACGCCGCAGAAGAAATTACAGATCTGCAAAACAAAGCTGTTCTCAAAGCCGCACTAACTGGCGGCACTCTTAACAACAACATGCTAGGCAGTGTGTTAAGCAATGTACAACTTCAAGATGTTAGCGAAACCAGAGTTGCACTAGGAACACTCAGCGGTTCTGTAACAATTAACTATGCCGCAGGCAGTGTTCAAACTGTAACTACCAATGGTGCCATCAGCTTGGCATTTACAAATTTCCCCCCATCGGGTTCTGCCGGTGTAGTATCTGTGGTAGTTACTGTCAGCAACGTAGCACACACATTAACTTTGCCTGTAGCAGTAAGTGTTAATGCTGTAGGTATTCCAGGATTGACCAACAACGTAATTACATTTGCATCCACTGGTGTTTATAGTTTTGTGTTTACTACCAGTGACGGCGGAACAACCATTGCTGTCAATCAGACCAATGAAAAAATGCAACCGTTCAACAACAGCTCAGAAGATCTGGCCAGTACCGCTGCTGTTAGTCTAGCCACTACAACCAGCTACTTTACCACTGGTGGATCTGAAACAGCTACCTTGGCTGCTGGTGTTGAAGGTCAAGTCAAAGTATTGGTTGCACAAAATGTCGTTGCTGGTAACATGACTGTAACTGTAACCAATGCAGGATGGAAAGCATCAGGCACAGGAACAATTACTTTTAATGGCAACAGTCGAGGACAAAGTACTATCGTCATGTATGTTGCTTCCAAATGGTATGTCATTGCCACAGGTCCTGACGCCAACAATACCTACCCAGTTTTGGGCTAACAGGTAGTTGACATTAGCTGAACTTTGTTGTAAACTGTAGCAATGGAACATCCATTGATAACAAATTTAGAACATCTTTCGGTTGATGAACTCAACACCAAGATTTCTGAACTCCATAAAAAATTAACCATAGCTTATCGTAGCGGTAATGGGTATGTGTGTGATCAAATACGCATGGCTCTGGAAAGCTATCAAGCCATGTACGATCAAAAAACACGCAAAGGGCCTACTCCGTTTGACGACGTAATAGACATCTCATGAACGTAAGATTAGAATATAGCAGTGAATTTATCAGCGGTGTTCATTGGGACAACTCCATGCTCATGAACAATTATACAATTAGGTTGTACATGATGACCAATTGTTCTGACAGTGTCAGCCAAAACATTGCCTTTGAACGATTAAAGTATTACATTTATAGTCAGCTCAATCACAGTGTTTTTATTAACCAAAACAATGAATTGGCTTTGGAAAAATATCAACAAGCTGGCATCAAAACGTTGATGTTGCCAGCCGAACCAGTTGATCAACTGTTGGGTATTATGTTATACTGTAAGCTCAATGCCATCATGGAAGGGCGCATGATCATAAACGAAATTGAAATCAGCAGTGACCTCGGTGAACGTATGATTTATCTACATGCCGCAGATGAAAATTTGGGCCCGTTTGAAGACGCCGGGTGGTGGCACAATGTTGATTTGCCATCAAGATCTACTTTAGAATCCAACAATGATAAAGTGGTTGCTATGAATAATATCAACGCTTGGCGAGAGCTCGAATTAGATTGGCCAGAGCTCACCGCATCGGCCGAAGATAATACTGTGGTGTTTGCAGAATTTGGAAAAGATGATACAAAATAAATTTGGTGAATTAGTATATTCTGAATCAGATGTGTGCGATTTGCTCATGCAAGGACAAAGCACAGTTGATTTAAAAAATTTAATTGTTGACAACACCGTGGATTTAGCCCGATTGTTAGACATATTGGATCCTGTGCCAGAATTTGTGTGTGAACAAGAACATAGCGCAACTGTGTCTGAATTTCATGCAAAGCAACAATCAAATTGGCACATGCCCAAAGAATATAAAAATGTTGACATAGCCGAGCATATTTTAAATTTGTGTACCAGTCAAGACGAATTGCAAAGATGCGGCGCAGAATTGTTAATGTATCAAGAACGAGATTTGTTTGATTTGTTACAATATCTTCGATATCTAGTCGATGTCATGCAACAAAATCAGATCATCTGGGGAGTAGGCCGCGGGAGTAGTGTGGCCAGTTACGTATTATATAAATTAGGAGTGCATCGTATTGACAGCATGTACTATGATTTAGACCCCTCGGAGTTTTTGCGTTAAATACCTATATAAAGAAGGAAGCATATTATGACTAAGAAAATTATGAAAACAGCAATGGGCAAGACCATCGACATGGGTGCATTGATCTTACAAAACGAAAACGTTCGTGCTGTAGGCAACATGGGTGTGAATGCTCGTGGAGATATTTTGGACAGTGCAGATCGTGTAATCGAAGGAAAAAATAAACAGATTCAGCGACAAAATACTCAAAGCAAAACTAATGTACAAGATCTTCCGGTACATCGTAGTTCACGTGCAGCACAACAAGCCAAACCTACCACCAAGGTAGTTGATGAACAAGTATTTCTCAATGAATTAGATCAAGTTCCCAACCAAATAGTGGCAGCTCCAACAGCAGTAGATCCAACCACTAGTGGACTGGCAGGTGCCTTGGCACGAGCCAATAAGCAAAAGGACAACAATGAGTAAGGCAGCATATGCTCCTCATCGAGTTGATCATTGTCAATTCAAAGCACTAAAAAAAGATATCATAGTAACAGACATGGTGTTTGATCAACGCATCAGTCGTGGAGGAATTATTCTGCCCAATGACAATGGAACTAGCTTGGGCATTCGTCCACGGTGGGGTCGTGTGTATGCCATTGGCAAGGATCAAACAGATGTACAAGTAGGGCAATGGGTTATGGTCGCTCACGGACGTTGGACCAGAGGTTTGGACATCGAGGACGAAACTGGTAAACGCACAGTAAGAAAAATTGATCCAAACGATATTTTATTGATTTCAGACTCGGAACCTCAGGACGATACATTTAGCACAGCAATTCACATTGATAAAAAACCCAGTGATATGTTACATGACTAATATTGTAAAAACAAAGCGTCCGCCTAAATGTAGTATTTGTCGGCAAATTCCCAAACCCAATTGTGATTGGAAACAAGGACGTTGCCCGCATAATCCTAGCCTGATCGATCAACTGGTTCCTAAAGCGTATAAAATTAGATTATCAAACTTACTTAAATTTTTTAAAGGAAAATAATGAAACACCCAGATCCAGTCAAACACAGAAACATAAGTCTAGTAAAAAGCGGACTTAGAATCTTGGCAGGACTAGCACTTGCTGGTGGAGGTTGGTTAGAAATGAATCCCTACATTCAATCAGCAGGATACCTACTAGTGTTTGCTGAATTATTAGGTATCTGGGAAGAGTTGGTATAATGGCATTAAGCGGTGATGGTGGTAAAGGTTACGGGCGCAGACCACAACTTGCTCCTAACAATCAAGTAGAATCAAATTGGGAAACTATATTTGGTTCAAAACATCCCAAACATAACAAAACAGATGAAGATCCCAAAGATCACAAACCCGTTGACAATACTCCAAAAGAGTAGACAACAGCAAGCTGATCAGCGTAAAATACAAGAACAAGAAAAGTTAATTGAGGCGTTAAAATGCCCCGAGAACCGACCTCGCCGTAGACCGGCAATGAAATTTGCTTCAAATATAACAACAGGAACAAAATGACCAATCCATTTCTTGACCAAGAAAAATTTATGAGAGCTTGCGATCAAACAGTAGGCGAGTTTAATCGTGACCAATATCAACTGTACTGCAATTTAATCAAAGAAGAATTTAACGAACTAGTAGAAAGTTCAACCAAGGTTGATGATCTTGATGCACTTATTGATATTTTAGTTGTGACTATTGGCGCCATTAACAGTCTAGGTGCCAATGGAGAATCGGCCTGGCAAGAAGTCATGCGCACTAACTTTGCCAAGATTGATCCAGTCACAGGCAAGGTTTGCAAACGTGAAGATGGCAAGGTATTAAAACCCGACGGCTGGACACCACCCGATCTAGTACCATTTATCTACAAGGAACAAGAATGAAAGAGTTATGGACAGAAAAGTATCGCCCTGATACATTAGATGGCTATGTGTTTAAAGATCTAACACAGCGCGATCAAATTGAGGCATGGATTAAAAGTAAAACTATTCCGCACCTGTTGTTCAGTGGTGCACCGGGTGTAGGCAAAACTACCTTGGCAAAAATCCTAATCAATTCACTCGGTATCAATGAGTATGATGTACTGGAAATCAACGCCAGTCGTGAAAATAGTGTAGATACAATTCGTGACAAGATTACAAATTTTGTATCCACCATGCCGTTTGGTATCTTTAAAGTGGTATTGTTAGACGAAGCTGATTATATCACACCCAACGGACAGGCAGCATTGCGTGGAGTTATGGAAACATATCATGCAAGTGCTCGATTCATTCTCACCTGTAATTATCCTAACAAGGTTATTCCGGCACTGCATAGTCGTTGTCAAGGGTTTCATATCGAACGTGTGGATCTTACAGAGTTTACTGCCAGAGTTGCCACAGTGTTGGTCACTGAAGAAGTAGAGTTTGATCTTGACAACCTGGACAGCTATGTTAGAGCCACTTATCCAGATTTACGCAAGTGTTTGAATACCTTACAGATGCATTCTATTGATGGCAAGTTGACAGCACCCAGTTCAGATTCTGCTAGCGCACATGATTGGAAGTTGAGTGCTGTGGATTTGTTTAAAGCTGGTCGAATTAACGAAGCTCGTAAACTCATGTGTACCAGTGTTAGACCAGAGGAAATGGAAGATGTATTCCGTTGGATGTATGACAATTTAGATCTTTGGGGATCCAGTGATGAACAACAGGATCGAGCTATCTTGGTAATACGACAAGGCTTGGTCAACGTTAGTTTTGTAGCAGATCAAGAAATCAATCTCAGTGCCACGTTGGTAGAATTGTGTCAAATAAATTAAAAGTTGCATTTGTGGGGTGTAGCATGACCCGAGGTGACGGATTTGAAAACAAGGATCTCAAGCAAACTTGGCCCCAAATCATCACACAAACTTTTATGTTTGATTCAGACAACCTAGCAGTGAGTGGTGCTAGTAATCACATGATATTCATGTTGACCAGCGAAGCCATACGATCCGGTCAATATGATATTGTGTTTGTACAATGGACAGCATTGAATCGTTTATGGCTAAGCCCGGGTCCCAACATATGGTATTATGCCACCGGTGACGGCAAGGATCAATTTGATTATAGAGATGTGCATCTCAGTGCCAAAGAAAAAACTCAGCTTGAACAACGTTTGTTATTATTAAATCATGATTATCAAAATATTTTTTATTTGATCGATTATGTGCAAATACTAAATGATCTGGCTCGTTTACATGGTGTGCAAATAATACATGTCAATGGCATGGTTCCTTGGCAAGCAGATCTCATGGTTGACGACAAAGATTTCAATATGATCAGTGATTACACTCGAAGCCTATTGGACTTTGATCATCGCAACGACGACGAAATTGAAGAATTATATTCACAACTCAAGGCCAAATTTGCCACTCTGGATCGAACCTGCTGGGCAAACATATTTGATAGTTTTCAATCTAACATGACAGATTTAGGTCCATTGGGGCATCACCCTGGGCCAGAAAGTCATTTAACTATGTCTAAAAAAATAGCAAATTTTTTATCACAAGGAAACAAATGAGATATCTATTATTAACTTACTATACCAAACCGTCAGGTCAAATTGACGAAGTCATGACTGTGGCTACCAAAATTAAAAAACGCGATTGGCAAACTGCTAACGTTATTTTAGATTTCAAAGACCAAAAAGTATTGTTGGCCAGCGTTCAGGGACTCAGTGCCACACGAGATTGGGACACCATTGTCAGTTACTATTACAAACATTATGCTGCTACCATCGAACGTATGTTTACGGAAAACGGGCACGAATTATCCAAAGAAGCACCACCTGTAGAGGAAGTTAGTCCACACTAACTTGACATTAAATTAAATTTCAAGTATAATTATACTATGAAATCGAAATTTAAGAACCTAAAAAAACTCATCCTGACTGACTGTGATGGCGTATGCCTTGACTGGGAGTGGGCCTTTAATGTTTGGATGCAGGAGCATGGGTTTGAAGAAATTCCAGGCAGCAAATTCAGCTACGACATGAGCATAAGGTACGGTATCAGTCGCGAACAAGTTAAAAAACTAATCAAGGTATTCAACGAAAGTGCTGCCATCGGATTCTTGCCAGCACAACGTGATGCCATGTACTACATCAAACGTCTACACGAAGAACACGGATACAGATTCCATGCTATCACATCAGTGAGCCTTGATCCTAATGCTATCAAATTACGTGAAATGAATATTCACAAGTTATTTGGTCCTACTGCATTCGAAAGAATTGTGTGTTTGGACACTGGCGCACACAAGGACGAAGCCTTGGAAGAATATGAAGGCACTGGTTGTTGGTGGGTCGAAGACAAGCCCGAAAATGCCGAGGCTGGCTATAAGGCAGGACTGAAATGCCTTCTGGTAGAGCACGGACATAATATGCACTACTACCACGAAGGCATTCAGATTGTTAAAAACTGGCGAGAAATCTTTGAAGTGATTTCTGGTCAGTCAGCATAAAGGTCAAGCACACTATCAATGATCTTGTGCCGCTGTATGTCGCGATTATCTAAATCGCATACAGCTATACCCTTTACACCCCCTTCCTTCAATCTTTGGCATAAATCTGCCAGGCCATTGTTAGCCTTAGTACGGTCAGTTTGTTCCACATCTCCTGTGATAACAATTTTACTATTTTCCCCAATACGGGTCATTAGCATCTTACATTGTGCTGGTGTTGCATTTTGCATTTCATCAGCAATGATATAAGCGTTCTTAAAAGTACGACCACGCATAAAGGCCAGTGGAGCAATCTCTATTTTTTGCTCCTCAATCATGGCTTGAATATCGGGCTGACGATAATACTCGCGCAAGATATCAGTAAGCGGACGAACCCACGGATCCATCTTTTGATTCAAGTCTCCGGGCAAGAACCCGTGCTTTTCATCATCCACACCCACTGCCGGGCGTGTTAAAACTATACGATCTACAGCTCCTTCACGAAATGCTTTTACAGCGGCTAACATGGCCAGATAGGTTTTACCTGTACCAGCTGGGCCCGCTGTAACTACAATATGCTGACTGTCATCTTGCAACGCCAGGACCAAACGCTCTTGATTCCTTGTGCGTGGCACAATATCAATAGGACGTTGTTTTACTGGTTTTGCTTGATCAAAGCGTATTGTGTTTTCTTGGTTTGTCATTTGACGTTTTTGTGATTTTACCGCTTTGTTTCTACTCAAAGTAAACTCCGTTGTAGTTGTCTCACTGCTGACAGCACCGTGCTGTCCAAAGTATTTAGGTGGTATTTTTACAAGTTCTATAGGTGTTGATAATTAAAAAATTTCGTATAAGTATTAGACTTGGCAGTAAAAAACGCAGAGTTCAAACTGCTGTCGCTGGGTAAACTACCATAAATAATTGTATGAACAAAACCATCGATCAACAGATCTTTAAAAACAACGAAGATTACTGGCAGGTAGCAGAAAACATTCGCGACATTTACATGAGCGAAGGTAGTCTACTGAGTTTGCTGGATTTTGAACGTGTGCTAGATGAACTAGATTTATATGCGTTTAAAAATTGGATCATTGGCGAATTAGTAAGTGGGCCAGACATTGGCAAATATACAGTAACTTGTATATTCATGTGGCCAGAAAAACTCATGCCAGATCCACGCGGTGCCCGCAGATTGTTGCCGTTTGATTGTGATGTAAAATACAAAAAAACCACAATGAAGGTGCCGGTCAAAATCACAGATCCCAGCGATTATCGACCTGGTACACACAAAGCCCGCATCGGTGACGCAAAGGTTTGGTTGGTAGAAATTACCATACCCAAATCCTTGATGAGCGATATCAAAACCGGCAGCATTGAATTAGAAGATCAAGAAATTGACCTGGCAGATTTAGATAGTGCCTACGAGCAGGATCTAGACAAACAAGAATTACAAACTAACCAAGAGCAAACACAAAATGTCCAATCTCAAGTCCAGTCGCTTGCTTGAAAGCCTACAGTATAAAGACCTAGAAGGCTTGATGAAGCCTACCGTCCACGTAGATGAGTTTAGTAGTAAAATGGGCGATGATGACGACATCATTGTTGTCAGTTTCTTTGTGCGTGATGCTCAGGTTGCAAAAGACTTAATGATGTGGTTTGAAAAAGGCTACGACTTTGTGATTGATGCAGACCGTAGCCCAGGCGAAATCAAACCCAACCGTTATCTAGTTTATATTGAATTGCGTCGTCGCAGCACTGCCGGCGGCCATTTAGAAACCATAATTGATGACTTAGGTACTCTTACTGAATTTGGTCTAGATGATTGGCTCATGCATTACAAAGGTAAAGAAGTTCCATTCACTCGCGAAACATTTGAAAGCATGGTTCCTATGAGCCCACGTGCTTATCGTGAACGCTATGACAAGGATCTCAACGAAGTTAGAACAGCCGCAGGACTTCCTGTTAAAGCCATCTATGAAAAGAATGATCCGGCCATACAAGCCATGCAAGCAGCTGCTGGTTTAATTTAATCCCTGCAACGAAACTCAATATATACTACCTATGAAACTGAAAAGTTTTGGGTGTAGTTTTATCTTTGGCACTGACCTAGCCGATTCCAATGATGGTGGCACACAACTGGAGATCACAGCCAGTCCGTCAACATGGCCTGCCCTGGTAGCGCAACGGCATAATTTTGACTACGAGTGCTATGCCAGTGCCGGTATAGGAAACCTACAGATCTTAGAGCGTGTGCTGGCCCACGCTCAATCAGAACCTGCTATATTTGTTATAAATTGGACTTGGATTGATCGTTTTGATTATGTGCATGCCAAGGATGATTCTTGGGCAACTTTGCGTCCCGTGGATTGTGCGCCTGAAAATGAATACTATTACAAACATTTGCACAGTCAATACCGTGATAAATTTCAGACCTTGACAGCAATTAAAACTGCTCAAGACTCATTGACCCAACAAGGACACACAGTAATAATGACTTATATGGACAGATTGATATTTGAAACTGAATGGCATTCTGGTCCTGCTATAGAATACTTACAGCAGGCTATACAGCCGTACATGTTTACATTTGAAGGCCGGACTTTTTTAGAATGGGCACAGGATAAAAAAATGCCAGTTAGTCAAAATTGGCATCCTTTAGAATCTGCACATGCAGCAGCAGCAGACTATGTTATTGCTCAGGGTTTACTGTAGACAAAATACAAACGACCAGATGGACTATTTGGGCCGTCTTGTTTGAATGTTTCTAATTTGAGATTGTACTTTTTTTCTAGCTCTTTTACAAAAGCAAAGTCCCAAGCAAAAATATCCACCCACGGTCCATTGGACCATTGTATTCCAGGATTTGCACGAATGTAAAATCTGCCGCCTGGTGCAAGCATGCTGACACAGTGTGCAAATCGTTCTTCAATGTCTTCACGGCTGTTGAAGTTGATGCTACCCAGGGCCATAATGGCATTGTGCTGTTCACCTGGTACACGATAGTCTAAAATATCAACCATGTAATCTGCGCAGTCATTGTAGGGATCAATACCGATTAAGTTAGGCAAACGTTCTTTAAATTGATTGTACCCGCAACCAACATCTAACACACTGGTAGGATTGTGTTTTTTAATTTCGTCCACTAGTTGCCAGCCGGTCCATTGATAATCTCCAGTTCTGGGTTTCCAAATTTCTCCAAAAAATCTACGCAGATACTGGCGATCTAATTCATCCACTACGGCCTTGACCGTGCCTGTGTAATCAAAATCCAACTGTAGTTCTTTGTTCATGGAGTCGGCAAATTTACGATAACGAGCTGGGGTCCATGGCAAGTCTTTGATCACAGTGTCGTCGGTGATCTTGATGTCCAGATACTTGGGTAGTTTAAAGGCTTCTGTTAAATTTTCTGTAATCAACTTAAAAATTTTAGTATTCATTAAGATTTTTCCTTTTGGGGTAAATAATTTTACAAAGAGGTTAAAAATTTTGCCTCTCTCTGTAATTTTCTATAACTATTTACACAAAGGAACTTTTATGAAAAAATTATTAGCAGTATTACTGTTGGCTCCTGTTTTGGCATTTGCTTGGGAACCATCCAAACCAGTACAAACTCTTATTGGATTTGCTCCCGGAAGTGGAAACGAAATTTCATTTAGAAAAGCATCTGAAATTGTTATGAAACAAAATCCAGGCACCACATTTATAATTGAAACAAAACCTGGCGCTGATGCTGCTGTGGCCAGCAATGCCTTTATGACAGCACCCAGCGACGGCCTGCATTTAATGGTGCCCAGTCATATGAGTTTGTTTGTTACCAACGACATCTGGCAACGTGATTTAAAAAAGTTTGAATACAACAGTTTTAAACCAGTGATAACCTTGGGCAAAAGTCCATTGGTGTTGGTAGCCAGTGTTAAAAGTTCAGTCAACACTCCACAAGAATTTGTACAATATCTAAACAGTGGACGTCAGATAAACATTGCAGTAGGTGGCGGCGCACACAGAATGGCCTATGAATATATTATGCTTAAAACCAAAGCTGATCCAGCACTGGTTCAAAATATTAAATTCAACGGACCGTTGCCCGCAGTAACCAGTGTGGCCAGCTATGACGGTAAATCGGGCACGGAATTTGGTATCATGCCTGTGGCTATTGCTAAAACATTGATCGATTCTGGCAAAGTCAAGCCCATTGGATTGACCGGTGGGCCACGATTAAAACAGTTGCCCAATGTTCCATTATTGAGTGATGTAGTTCCTGGGTTAAAAGTATATGCAGGTTGGATATTGGTATTACCGCCTAGCACTCCAAATACCATTGTTGAATGGTATCAAGATAAATTCATCCGGGCAATTTTAAGCACTGAATACCGTGTCTGGGCTGATCAAAATTATATCATTATAGATCAAGATGAGCTTAGTCCCAAAGGTGTTATGAAATACGCCGAAGAAATTAGAACCTTGTTTGCACCCGTGGTTAAAAATATTAAAATTGAAAACTAATGAAATATATCTTTGTAACTGGCGCACCCGGCAGTAAATGGAGCAGTGTGGTCAAGCATGTCAACTCGAGCGCAGATCTTGACCAAACCGATCTTGTCAGTGAAAGAAGCTATGCTCACAAGGACCAATATAATGGACAACCCATGCACATTGGTGCGTACTGGGATCCCGGCATGGAATTTGATTTTCCAGAAAACATAGAATCTATGCATCGAGATCAAATTGAAACTATATTTGATCAACCATTCTCGGGTCCTGGTGTGCGTATAGTTAAAAGCCATACTCTGGCGCACCACATAGATTTTATACACAAGACTTGGCCAGACTCGCCCGTTGTACTGGTATATCGAGCTGACGATGCATGTTTTGGTTGGTGGGTACGTTGTGGCGGTTTTAATATAAGTTATCCAACCTATCATTCCTATTATCGCGACCTACCCAACATGGCCGTGCAAATTGATCGGCAAAATGCAGACATACTACGAGCCTGGCATCAATATACCGGACACGAAGCAGATAATAACTACACTCTGGCCAACACGCTGGGTATTAGATTGGACTCCGGTGTTCCAATTCATGATTATGCTTCAGCTGATATTAAAGTAAAAATTTTAGCGCCAGCAAGTAAGTCATAACTAACTGCATGCTCAACATTATATTAAGAACTTGTCAAAGATCCGAGCTAGATAAAAACGTACAAAAAGACTTTACCAGAATATGTGGGCCGGATCGCAGAGGCATGGTAATCAAATGTGTGACCAGCTTGGTCAACAGCATCCTAAACAGTCAAGACGATGTGCAATTAACTGTGTTGGATGATCGCAGTGATGCAGACTTTGTCAAAGAACTCAAAGAGTTAATTAAACCAATAAAAAAAACCAAAATTATAAAATTAAAGCCGCCCAAAGGAGTGCCGGGATTTACTTGGTCTAGCATGGAACAATTTAGATTAGCAGCCGAAGCACCCGATTTGGTTTATACCATCGAAGACGACTACTTGCACGAACCAACTGCCATTAGTGAAATGCTCAATGCATTTGAGGTATTTTCGTCCAAACTTAACAACAGTCAGGTAATGATTTTTCCTTTTGATTGTCCATTTAGGTATGAATCAGGAAGAGAACAGTTTACAATACTATTTCATAGTGGCATAAGATATTGGCGTCATGTAACGCACACAACCTACAGTTTTTTAACTCGTGGAAGTACAGTCAAAGCACACGAACAAGTGTTTCAGCGCCTGGCAACGGAATATCCTAAGGTCACAGAGGACGATACAATAAATCAGTTATACAGCAGTTTACAAAATCAAACAGCGCCAATCACAGTGTTTAATCCTATACCTAGTTTGGCTTATCATTTGAGTTATGCAGAACCACGGCAAATTGTAACGCCGTACACGAATTGGAAAACACTTTGGGAGACAATATGACACAACGAATTTTAATTATGGGCCTGCCTGGTTCAGGCAAAACAACCTTGGCTGGTGAACTTAAAAAGTATTTAGAAGCGCACGGCGAAATCAGTTATGCCCGTGCCTTGAACCAACACATCGGCAGTTTAAATGCCACGGTAAATTGGTTCAATGCAGACGATATTCGTCGCAAGTACAACGACTGGGATTTCAGTAATGATGGACGTATTCGTCAAAGTATTCGCATGTTCCAGTTCAGTATGGAAGCCGGCGGCGACTATGTAATCTGCGACTTTGTTGCCCCACTAGTGGAAATGCGTAACAACTTCAAAGCCGATTGGACTATTTGGGTAGACACCATTGAGCAAGGTCGTTTTGAAGATACTAACAAGGCATTTGTGCCACCCGAACAATACGACTTCCGCATCACTGAACAAAACGCAGAAAAGTGGGCAGAATTCATTGGCGAACACATTGTTAGTAACCGTCGCCGTCCCACATTTGATTGGAAAAAAGAAACAGTGCAAATGTTGGGTCGTTGGCAACCATGGCACGATGGGCACCGCGCACTATTCGAACGTGCCATTGCTAAAACCGGACAAGTAGTGATTCAAATACGTGATTGCCAAGGTTGGCAAGGATCAAATCCTTTTGAAATAGAAAAAGTTAAATCGTTTATTAAACGTGATTTAGATCCTATCTATCAAGGACAGTACGAAATACAAGTTGTGCCTAACATTGTGAACATTACCTATGGACGTGATGTGGGCTACAAGATTGAACAGGAAACCTTTGATGACGCAACGCATGCCATCTCTGCTACAAAAATTCGCAAAGAGCTAGGACTTAAATAATGTCAAAATTCCACATCAGATTCAATACCAAACACGGTGGCAACACCAATTTGGTGTGGCGCATATTTGAAGATGGTGTGGAACACCTGGCATCGGACGTCAGGATCCACAGCCCGCTGTATACAGAAACAACCACAGAATACGGCGAAACTAAATGGAATGTAGCTTGTAATGGCCGTATTGTGTGGGATGGTACAGTTGCTATTATAACCAACGAAAAAGACTAACTAAAAACGGTAAATATTGGTATCTTAGGAGCCAATATGGAAATTACGCAACAACAGCTACAACAAATTATTCCCAATAATCCTTATGTGGAACATTGGTGCGACGCCTTAAACAAAATTCTACCCGACTACGGTATTGACACTCCACAGCGTGTGGCCGCTTTCTTAGCACAGTGCGCTCACGAATCCGGCAACTTTACAGCCTTGCACGAGAACTTGAACTATCGTGCAGCCAGTCTAAGAAAGGTATTTCCCAAGTATTTCCCCACAGATGAGTTGGCCAACCAGTATGCCAGCCTACCCAACAAGGCCGAAGCCATAGCCAACAGAATCTATGCCAACAGGATGGGCAATGGCTCCGAAGAAAGCGGTGATGGATTCCGTTACTGTGGACGTGGCCTAATTCAGTTGACTGGACGCAATAACTATCTGGCCTTTGCCGACAGTAT